TTAACGCTGATACAGTCGCTAATATGCAGAATACAAACGCTTTACAGTCACAGCTCGCTAACTGTTGCTGTGAGACAAGAGAAGCCATACAGGGTGTGAACTACAATATGGCAACTAACACCTGCGCTTTGCAGAACACAATGAATAATAATACAAGAGATATTATCGACAGCCAGCAGGCAGGAACTAGAGCAATCCTTGACTTCTTGACAAATGACAAGATTGCAACCTTACAGGCAGAGAACAACGATTTACGCAGAGCTGCTTCACAGGATAGACAGAATGCACTTCTGACTACCACAATGGCAGCACAGACAAATCAGATTATTGATGCAGTAAGACCTACACCGGTACCGTCATTCCCAGCAAGCAACCTTTACGGATATGCTTACGGATGCGGATGCAATACAGGTTGTGGATGCTAAACAACTTAATAATCAAGTATCTTAATCGGATTGGGTGCTTTTGAGTTCCACTCGAAAGAAAACTCGAAAGATTATGTCTGCTAAGCAGTATTACGTTGGTACCGACATTGATGTCGGGAGCATGGGGCAGACTTGTATGGTTTGCCCTTATTTTTTAGAAAGAGAGGTAAAAACAATGGAAATAACAGGAATTGCGTTACAAACAGTTGCCGCCGGAGAAGATGTTGCATTTACAGAAACACCGGTATGCGGTAGCAAATGTATAGTTCACAGACAAGGAAGCGGAATTATCAAGTTAAGAGGTATTACAAATCAGTGCAAGGCTAGATTTTTAATATCTTATAGTGGAAACATTCAGATACCTACAGGCGGCACAGTTGAAGAGATTTCACTTGCCATAGCAGTAGACGGAGAGCCTTTACAGTCTACAAAGATGATAGTCACTCCAGCAGCAGTTCAAAATTTATTTAACGTATCGGCACAAGCCTATGTTGATGTACCTTGCGGCTGTTGCAGTACAGTAGCAGTGCAGAATACATCTACACAGGCTATTGAGGTACAGAACAGTAACTTAATTGCTGTTCGTGAAGCGTAGGGGGTGAGAAGATGCACATTGAAAGAATCCACAAAATGATTGAATGTCTTACAGAGAAAGCCTTATGCGAGCTTGATAAGGGTGTTGAGAATGTCAACACAGAGGAAATGGGTGAAGCGGTCGATATGATTAAGGACTTGTGCGAAGCAGAGTACAAGGCTGTTATCGTTAAGTCTATGAAGAAAGCTGACGAAGAGGAAGAAGAGTACAATAAGGAACTGCTTAGAGCCTTAAAAGACGAATACGGAGAAGAGGGCGGTAGAAGATACTATGACGAATACCGCTATGCAAACGGCAAATTTGCGCCAAAAGGTAGGGGAATCCGCAGAGGATATACTGACCCACCATACTATCACATGCCGGTAAATTACAACGACATGGAGTATATGCGCGACATGGATAAGGACAGAGGCAAGATGTACTACTCTGAACCGATTGCACCACATGTGAGTGAAAGCAATTATGACAGAGCAAAGAGACATTATACCGAGACAAAGGAAATGCACAAAGGAGCCTCTACAGAGGACAAAGAGCATAAAATGAAAGCCCTTGATATGTATATCCGTGAATTGAGCGGGGATATATCGGAGCTTTTAAACGACATGACGCCTGATGAACGCAACCTTTTACGCACTAAAATGAGCAATCTTGCGTCAAAACTGTAATTATTAAGGCTATGGGTAGTAATGCTCATAGCCATTTTTAGAGGGTATAAGCATGGATATAAGAGTTAATGATACATTGTGGCACATACAATTTAAAAAGCCCACATCAAGCGAATTAAGGCGGTCTGACTGCACTATAAGTTTAGGAGTAACCGACAACACAACCAAGACAGTAACGATAGCTGATAATGTGTCTGATTACATGGCCGACAAGATACTATGCCATGAGTTAGTGCATGTGTACTCGTTCTCATACGGCTGTGACATTGACATAGAAACAGAAGAAATAATCGCAGACTTTATGAGCTTGTATGGACGGAATATTGTATACACGGCTGACAAAATATTTAATTTATTGGAGCAAAAATATGGATAAAATAGACAGACTATTAGAATACATACACCGGACTAATCCGGAAATGACACGGCAGAAATTGATTGAAGAACTAGGAGAGAGTGACTACAGTGCTAAGAGCATTTATTTTTTAGCAATTCAAAATTCAAAATCCTAAAAATTTTAGGATGAAAAAAGTGCCCCCCTACCTTTGGATTTTTTGATTTCAAAAATCCGTTCGCAAAATTTTACAAAAACTTGTCGAGAACTTGCAAGGAACTCGCACCGCGCTTTAATTGAGTAAAGTTTTCTGAAAATTCAAACATTTTCCATGAGCTGGTGCGCCTGACTTGTAACAACTCACACCCGGCACGGCTTGACGGCTTGAAGCTCTACAGCTATATCGCAAAGCGTTGTAAACGGCTTGTTTTACGACTTGTTTTAACACGCTTGATAAAATCCACGCTAGCACGTATAAAAGCCCTTAAAACGTCAAATACACGGCTTTAAATGTGTATATCATAAAATCATATACTGATTTTGTTAATTTGTCAATGTACAGCAGCGCAGAACGAGAAGCACAACAAAAAGGGATATAAGAATATCCCTAATGGTAGTGCGTGATATATTTTCCGGCTACATAGTCGCAAAATAATGTGACCGGGCGAGCGTGTGCGCACTTTTCGACAACTTGCAACCACTCTCCGCACCTTTGAACTGTAATTTTTAACTCGCGCGACTCCATCCATTCTATACAATCATACTTGATATAATTAAAATCGTTTATTTTCGGCATTTCATAGCCTAGCGCCTTGACACGCTTATATATTTCCTTTTTCCCTAAATACTCATAATTAGACATAATGCACCCCCCTAACTATAACAAGCCTTAATTATTGGGCTTATATAGTTTTTATGCTGCAGATAGTTATTAAAGGCCGTCCGCCGGTATTCCTTGCCACTAATAAGCGTGGTAACATCGTCACACGCCCCCGACTCTGCGACAGCTCTAAAAATGTTTGTTATCGCTTTACGCGTGGCGCGCTCGCTTGCCTGATAGCCTGATACATCTGTATATTTGCCGTTGTAGCGCGCTTTTATTTCACGCTCTACAGCGTCAAGCGTGGTTAGTTCGTTATCGTTCATCCGTCAACCCTCTTTTCTATTCGTACATGGTTTATAAGCTGTTTTTTGACCTTTTCGCGGTTCATACGTGCGTTAATCTGTTTTATTAGGTGTAAAATAACGCAAATCACCTATATAAAGCTAATAGCCGGACTCGAACCGGCTAGAATACACCATGTTAATTAGTATCGCTATTAGCTCGTGAATTATTCCAATATCACCCCCCTTATTTTTCGATGATTTCAAAGCATTTTTGTATCTCTTCTAGGCTGTGACAGCATTCCCCGCCGGGATAACGATATATAGCCATATAATCACCACCACCTAAGGGTTGCATATCTTTCAAATATGCTCTATATCCTCCATTACCTTTTATAATTTTTGGATATCCGTCTTTTCTCATTTTTTCAATTCTTGTCATGCTCTTATCCCTCCTAGTTAAATAAAAATTAAGTCGATAGTATCAGTTAAGTTATGCGGCTTTTTGTTGAAATATGTAACTTACTAATTGCAAATTAATAAAAAATAAAAACAATCCGCCATACCCAATTACAAGGCATGACACGAAAAGCCCGAAGGCCTTTAAAAGCTCGATAAAATCTCTCATATTGTGCCTCCTAATATGTTAATTGCTTGCCACAAATTGGGCAAAATTTGATAGATTGCATTGCACTATGTCCGTTTATGGTCTGACAAAAACTAACACTTATATCATGCCTGTATATTTCCGGCATAAATTCAAGTAAGCGAGTACCGCCCGGCGCGTATTCATCGCAAACATGATAAAAGCCTTCTTCACTGTCTTTGCTTTTATAGAATTTTGCGCCACTGTCTACAATTTCGTAATTCTTAAAATTAATTCTTGATTTATCCATTTCCCCACCTCTTTAATATAAAGCCGGTGAACTTGCACCGGCTTAAATTCTAATTACTCGTTGTCGTTGTCAAAGTTTAGTTCGTTGTTTTGCTCCATGCTGTCGAGTACTTCACCAATTGCACTTGATAACAAGTTACATCTAATTGTTACATCGCACCACTCAAACTCCTCGTTGAGAAATTTCTCACCAACGATATTTTTGTCGATTCCAAAATTTTCAACGGCATCGTTAAGCTCATCTATATTGTCGATAACATAATTCCTAGCCGTTAAACGGTTCATAGTGTAACTACCGCTCGCATTGCCGGTTACGCTGTCGCAAGTCCATAACTCGTCATTTAAATAGTTTTCCAGCTCGTCACGGTCTGAAAAATCAGAAATGGTTATTTCATCGTCAATATAATTTTTTACATCCTCTTTGATTGCTGATAAATAGTAATATTCCATGTTTACACCTTTTCCCACGTATGCTATAATATACGCGCCTTTCAATTATTTTTTGTTTGGTGCTCATCGTGTAACTTTGGACGGCTGCGCGATGAGCTTTTTTATTTTGTTCCTTGCCTTTCGACTTGACTAAAGTATATCAAAATGTAAGGCACAAAACAATAGACAAAATACACAAAATGTAAGGCACAAAACAATAAAACTATTATACAATATATACAAGGCACAAAAATATTTAAAACGCTATTATATAGAAGTAATTATTATTACTTGACTTACAAGGCACAAAAATATATAATGAATGTAACTATATAAAGGAAAGAGGTGCAAAACATATGGAATATAAGACCACAGAGGCGCGCAGAAAAGCCAACTATAAATATGACGATAAATTTGAGCGTATAAACTGTCGCTTTGCTAAAGGCACAAAAGACCGCATAAAAGCATTGAAATATAGTGCAAATGATTTTATAAAACTAGCGGTAGCCGAAAAATTAGAACGTGAAGAAAAAATATTAAAATAAGGCACAAAAAAGTAATTGACATACAAGGCACAAAATGTTATAGTTATGTCGTAGCAAAGAAACAATTTATTTTTATTGGAGGTATAAAGAGCATGAGAAACTTTTTGATAACTAAAAAAACATATAATTGTGGCAAACTTGCCGGTTTTGAAATCCTTGGTATGGTTCAGGGCGATAATTTCCCGGCATACGATAAAGAGACTGCAAAAAAGCTATTCGGCTGTGAGTATGTGGATGTTTTAGAAGTACCGGAAAAATGCCACATCAAAGTATTATAAAATTAAATATTGCTTTTCAAAGAGTCGCTTTTTTGAACGGCTCTTTTTTATTGCAAGTTTTGGGAAATACGAACCATGCAACAACTATGCCGGGCATTTCTTTTTTTGAGTCATTCAAGATTTATTTTTGCAACTTTAAAATTTATAGAGCGGAAAAAATAAGCAAGGAAATTGATAGTTGTATCCAAAATGTATACATCATGTATACAACTTGTATCCGAAATGTATCCAAAGTGTATCCGTAGTATAGGTTAGGTAAGGTAAGTATAGTATATATATTAATAAAGCCTTACGGCTTTATAGAAGAGTATATTATTATTAAACCCCTTTATTTTTATTTATTTAATATTAAACAAGAAAATATAATAATATAATATATATAATGCCTGGTTAAATATATTTAATTTAATATATACAGTCAATAGTTATTTTAAAATCTATTTGACAAATATATATTAAGGGTGTATATTTACATCAACAATTTAAGCACAGAACGTGTTATTACCAAGCACGAGTGTATATGCGGATGCCGGTTAGCCTGTACAGCTTAGAACTTTTAAATTCTAGGTTGTGCAGGCTTTTTATTTTTAAGAATTGGAGGTGTAAAGAATGGCAGAATTAGAAAGAGTCAGCGGAAATATAGCAGAACACTTAGTTGTTGATTGTGGCAGTTATCAAGTGTACAGATCTGACTTTGAGGATGCCATCTCCAGAGCCTGCGAAGAATTAAAGATTGATGATTTAAAAAACGAGGGTCAAAGACCTTGGAAAGCTGTTTGCAAAAGAGTTGGGGAAATACTATTTCCAGATACTAGCGTATTGAAAGACAGAAAATTATATAATAATAATAATTCTGTTATCCCTGAGACAAATAATAATAGATATGATTATGAGTTAATTAATAGTATATGCGATGAATATATTTATTTTAGTAATATATATAATAAGCTGTGTAGTATATTAGCATTTAGCTATATTATTAATATACCAGATACCACCATAAGTCTATGGTCTGGACATTCGCCAAGCTCTACGAGTTTTAATGTTTGGAAAAAGCTGCAAGGAACGCGCAGAGATTGCATCACGGACAAGGCATATGATGCTAATAGTCCAGTTGGCGCCATGTTCGTCGGCAACAATGAATTTGCCATGAATCAACCGGGTGTTGGCTACGAGGCTACGCAAGCACGAGCACTAACCGCCAATGAATTACCACAATTAGGCGGGGCAAATAGTCAGAATATTAAAGCGTTATCGAGTGATAACATGGTTGATAATGCCAAGTAATTGTATATACAATACACACAATTCTAAACCCTTGATTTACAAGGCTTTGAGAGCTATTGAATTATTACAACTATGCGCAAAACAGTTGTTTAGCGAAGAGTTGAAAGCATGTAAGTAAATTGTACATGCAATAGATACAATTTTAAATGCTTGATGTTTGAGAGCTGAGCAGCGCACGTACTGGGTGCCCTGGGGGTGTATATGAAAAGCGATAAACCGCCCCACTTAGTCCCCAAAATATCCGCCAAAACAAAAAGACCTTTACCCATACCTCAATCATACCAAGCAGTATTTATTATTATAACATAAGTTATATATTAATTAAACAACATACACAATAATAATATATACATACAATTACGATAATATATTAGTTATATATAATATATAACAGTAAAGGAGCTAACAGTGATGAAATTAACAGGATTTGAGTCGAGCAAAATTAATTCCGATATGGTAAATCACCCTAGCCACTATAACTTGCCTAATCGTAAAGAGTGCATTGATGAAATGATTGACATTTACGGACTTAAGGACGTGGATAAATGGTGTGAGATTACTGCATACAAGTATAAATATCGTGCCGGGCATAAAGGCTCTGTAATTGAGGATATGAGTAAGGCTGCATGGTACACAATTAAGGCTCATGAGCTTAAATCTAAGCGCAAATGGAAGATTTTCGACAAGATTGTTTATAAATTCATGCCAATGTTTCTTAAGGGCCTGTATACATGGATAATTTTATTTTGTATGTTTTACGGAATACTCTTTTCTGACCGATGCTCAATGGTAGTCTCAATAGTGTTTTTAGTTCTTGCGTGCATAGCTGAGGCAGTATTGAAAGAAAATAAAGACGATTAGATTTTGAGGTGTAAATCATGTTTGTACTAAAAATTGCAACAACAGTATGGCTGGCATTAATTGCATTGGGAATGACAAGTGCTACATTAAACGAAAAAGAGACAGCTATCACAAGGCTCATTAGCATTGCTATAATGTTCGGCCAGATACTTGCCATAGCTTTCATGTGGCAATAAATAGGGCATTCGCCAAGCGGTAAGGCACGGGATTTTGATTCCCGCATTTCGTTGGTTCAAATCCAACATGCCCTGTTCGGGGTTTACTTGGTTCCCCGACATTGGACTTAGTAGTTCCTTTCACCCTCATAGTGGAAAGCTGTCAAGAGCCGTCACAAGGCTCGTGAGGGTTTAATCGTGTATAATCCCACAATGCACGAGCGTGGAAACCAACCTGTCGTAAAGACATCTGTAATAGGCGGAGCAGACATATATACCCCCTTTAATTGTTAAACTAGAGCAACTCAAATCATATGAGTCTTAGGCGAGGTGCAATTCCTCACATGTCCTTTGCTGTAGGTTTCGTTAGTTCTTTTCCTACAGCACATACAAATTTATATCTCCGGAGGGTGTAGCCACTCCTTAGACTTCACCCTCATTATCGGCATGTAGCTCAGTGGTAGAGCAGTCGGCTATTAGCTGATTTGTCGTGGGTTCGATTCCTACCTTGCTGATTAAACTTACGACAGGGGTGAACCTTGCCGTAAGCGGTAGAAAGTCCGCATGAAACTGTACAATGTAGCGCAAAAGCAGTTTCAATATAACAGTCACGCTACGGCTGTTATATTTTGCCGATATGGGATAAAGGTATTCCAGTAGCTTGCTAAGCTATCCAACAGAAATGTTGTTCGTGTTCGATTCACGATGTCGGCGCTCTCGCGTGTAAACTGAAAAGAGAAATAAGTTGTTGGTTATCTATATTTCTTAAAACCATCTACATGCGAGTTGATGTGTGGCGGAATGGGTAAACGCTATAAACGAAGTAGGTACTGTACCAAACAGAGTTCATGTGAAAGCGAAGCATGAATAGTCCTTAAAGGTTTCTGAATCAGTATTATGTGTGGTTCAAATCCACACCACATCAATCATATGTTGGTTTAGTACGAGCGGTTATATCTTGAATAGCGGTTGCGTAATGCTGGCTGGTCCGCAATAGAGCGGTTTCGGAAAATAAAATAAAACACACAAAAACAAGTTGCCAGTAGGTACGCGCGACCGAAAGCAATGGGGTGAGACGCTTCAAAATTCTGTAATGTGTTTTGGGAAACCTTTTGATGGAGTGTATCTTACTTTTTCAAAAAATCGGTAAAATCAGTTGCCTAGTGATTGCAACACGAAAAGCGGAACCGTGACCGCCTGACAACTGTTTTTATATAAATCACGGAGTTATCGGTACGGAGGTAAATAATATGCTATCAGAAAATGAAATCCAAACAAAAGTTAATTTCTTATCATCAGCAAGGTGCAATCACACATTCCATAAATACATTGACATAACAGGCGACTTGATAGAGGGAACACTTTTATCAAGGATTTTATATTGGTTTGCGCCAAGTAAAGACAATAAGAGCAAAGTTAAGATATACAAGGACGGCGAATATTGGATTGCAAAGCAAAGAAAAGATTGGTGGGAAGAAATAAGGATTACTGAAAGACAGTATGATAAAGCAATTAAATCGTTGGTGAAAAAGGAATTTGTAATTACAGCAAAATACAAATTCAACTCAATGCCGACTATACATATAAGACCTAATTATGATGTTATCAACGCAGAAGTTAAAAAATGGGAAGAAAATATCAGACGAGAGGTTATAGCAGAAGATAAAGGACAGGAGTTACATAAACAGGCAGACGGGAATGACACAAAATGTAATTCCCAAGGGAATAACACAAAGTGTAATTCGGGAATGCCACAAGATGCAACTCTTTTAACAGGGATTACTAACAATGATTACCTTAACACTAATTACGAAACATTAAATACTAAAAGTAATTCTCTTAACAGAGAACAGTGTAATTCTTTTTCACCTAAAGATAAAAAAGTGAAAGAGTTTAAGCCAATAAGCGAATACTCTCAAAAAGATTGGGAAGTTGCCGAAGAAAGAATGGTAAACAGAGCTGGTAAGATAGCCTATGATTGGACTAACGATGAAACACTTAAAGAAAATGTAAAGTTATTCTTTGAATACTTCCTAGGCAAGCATAGAGAATACACCGGAGAATATCACTATCCATTAACAGACAAGGTTTTATCAAGAGTGGTAGACAGTTTAACAAAAGAAACTGAAATAGAGCGTGACGGATATACGGACAATTATTACTCAACGATAAGCAACATGAAAGATAATACAGACTACAAGATGTTAGTTGATGAATATTTCAATACAAAGTTTTCAACACAATGCGATTACAGCTTGGCACATTTTTCTTCTGAAAAAGTTTTGACCAACATTATGAACCATGTTTGTAAGAGCAGTTGGTGTGAAAGCAAAGAGTGGTAGGAGGTATTCACTATGAGTTCATATAAAGATTTACAGACTAAAATTTTTGAGAGAGATAATTACACTTGCCAATATTGTGGAAAAAGTAGTAGAGAATACAGGGCATTGGTGATGGCACACATAAGAACGGCTTCATTGTGTGGAGATGATAGAGAAAGCAATTTAATTACATTATGCAGACATTGCTACAGCCATATTTCAAACAGTGAGATTAGAGCAAAGTTTGAAACAAAGGAAAATGCGGATTATTTTTGGGGACTATATCACGAAAAAGTCAAAGGCTATTGCTATTACACCAACTATATCAGAAAAGTATTTACTGAAAATGGTGTAATTATGACAAGACCGCAAATAGATAGATATGTCAATGTATACATCAAAAATGACAGCGATTTTAATAATTTTGCAACAGAGCTAAGAGAAATCGGCTGTGAAAATATGAAGTATAAAATGCACAGAAAGATGGTAGAACACAAACATCAAATTGAAAAGCAAAAAGCGGAGGTATAAATATGGCAAAGGGAGTTAAGACACGAAATATCGACTCATTCCGAGAGGGATTGATGGAATACGCATATGGCAGATGTTCACAGGCACAAGCAGCAAAGATTGCCGGTATGAGCGTGCCGACATTTAGGAAGTACGCAAATATGCATTTTTTAGGCATTCCATTTCCGGACACACTGTTTAAGGCAAAGGAGAAACAATGATTAAGAAAATTATTAATTGTTGGATAAGACATAAGACAAAGAATTTAACAAGAATACCATTGTTTACAATGACATTTGACTATCGTAAATATAAAGCAGACGGAAAGAAAGACAGTTGCATGTTTTACGCACACCCTAATATTGCAAAAGATGAATTTGTAAAAAGCAAATTACAGGAAGTTGTGGACTATATCAGAGATAACTATGATTTGGATATATTTACGAAGATTTGAGGTGTAATATGTGTGAATTTTGCAAAAGCGGAAAACGAGACATAATACTAAATGACGATGGCAGTATTATATGCCTTACAGCAGATGCGGTTGTTGCCATTGATAGAGACACAGGCAAAAAACATAAAAATCAAATAGCAATCAATTATTGCCCTATCTGTGGTAGAAAGTTGGTGGAAGAATGAAACATCAAAAAGAATGGCGCACTTGCGACAGGTGCGGAAAAGAGATAAAAGAAGGGCTGTTGGGTACAAACTCAATCACGAGAAATGGCGTATTGAGTACAACCTACGATTTATGCAATGAGTGCATGGAAGATTTTTGGGGGTTTATGGGAAATGAAACTGACAGTCGGAAATAGCGTATATGAAATGAAGGCAGAACAATTAAAAGCTGTTTTGCATGTTGCAAGTAAACAGGTTCCGTTTGGAATTTATGCAATCAGCAAAAAGGGCGTGGCTATTCTTTTGAAGGAGACCTATTCCACTAATGAGGAGCTGAAAAAGGCTGTTTCTGATTATGCGATGAAAGGATTTAAGGTTTATTACAATGAGCATGGCGGAAGTAATTAAATCAATAGAGCGCGAAGCGTTTAGAGAAGCACAATCACACGAAATAGGTGGTAGAAATGGCAAGCCTATAGATTGTTCCACTTTAGAGGATAAACCTGTTGTCGTGGCAGATAATGAAGCAGACAGGCAAGCGTTTAGAGTGGCACTATCACAGAAATTTTGCGGTGATATATCCGGTGGCTATTTAACAAAGACACCATGTATAAGCAAAGATGATTCAATTCCAGAATGACTTAGAAAAAATGTCGAAAAGAAATTGAGAGATTGCTTTAAGGGGCGATAATTGATGGAATTTCAGTACAGAAAAATGGTACAGGAGATAGCTGATGAAGCATTAGACAATGTTACAATCAACAATATTCCGTTTCGTGAATGGATTGATAATGTGAATAATGCTTATACAAATAAAACATGCAATCTAGCTTCTTGCCGATACAATGCAGATGGTAAATGTACAAACGAAGAAAAGAGAGAAGAATGTGTTGAAACTTCAAGAAAGGTGTTGTGCATAAATGAAGAAAACAAGAAGTAAAATAATCATTAAAACAAGAGCTGGCGGTTACACAAAGATTTATGCCAACGGGAAATGGCAGAAGAAAACGTGTGTCATTGATTATCATGCAGAATGCAGTAACAAAGATGGTATAAAGGTTACTTGCGAATTTGATAGACTGAAAACTGATAAAAATGGTTCAGCTATTTACGATGAAGCTGAAAAAGATTTTGCAAAAGAACACATAGTTGCAAGGATTTAAGGAGCGAGATTATGGAATATCTAAGCACAATGCTTTGTAGTGGATATAGCCACGAACTAAAACCTTGTGAGCATATAATGAACTGTGACCTTTGTACTGGTCCCTTTGTTGATACGAATGGAAATGAACGATATGTATGTGGTCCGGGAGTTATGGATTTCAAATGTAAGAGAGATAACCCTCATTGGAAACCATTAACAAAGCAACAATTTATTGAATTGTATAATAAAATGCCTATTGGTGGAGGGAGAGAAAATATCGAAGAATTTCTCGAAAGAGCAATAATTGATGGAATTGTGGAGGACAGTAAAGATGAATAAACCTAGATTTCTTTTCGGAGATATTGTTGTCGTAAACAAGTCGGACATAGGAGTTATCTGCAAAACGTGGGAAAAATCAGACGGAAAATACGAATACGAAGTTTATGTAAGACTTGCAAACAGTATAATTACATTCGCGGAAGAAGATATTGACAGGTATAGAGTTAGACATAAATATCTTAGCGAAGAGGAAATGGAATGGCAGTGGAATTAAATGGCTGATTATCAGCAGAAAGGAAACTAAATGGACGAAATGAAATTCGGAATGAAAATTGCCTATCAAGGAGTAAAAGAAGAAATGGACACAATAGTTGCAGAACTTGCAAGAAAAGGAATTGAAAAGCCAAAAGGCTTTAGTATGTTGGAGCAGTTTATAAAAGACAGGCTTTCAGAATGCGAATAAAAACAATAACGGCTGATTATCAGCAGAAAAGAGATTTTATGAAAAAATTTTTTAAAACCATTATTCCCATTATTGTTATTGTTGTTGCACTGATATTATTTTTAAATTGGGCTAATAAAACCGAAAAATACGAATGTGAAATAGAAGAGATACAAAGTGGGATTTATGCTAGATACCAAAGTACAGCTTCATCTACTCCCGCTTACAACTATGAGATAATTACAGTTTGCATAAATGGACAACTGATAACCTACGAGGGAAACGTTGAATTTATTTTTGTAGAAAATGAGAATAAAATTAAAGTCACAGAAAAACCTAATATAGTTCACAGCGATAAAGTCATTGTCTATACTTCAAAAGGCAGTGTTGAATACTTAGGAACTGTAGGAATTGGCAAATAAATATATTACCGGCTAACAAGTGGAGTTAGTCGCTAACCTAAAACAAGACCAAGAAAATAGTCTTTAAATAATTTCCGAAACACTAAGAGGTGCGTACAATATTGGTGTGCTAAGGATAGCTTTTACTACTGACTACGCATATTACCGGCTACAGATTGATTGTAGTCGCTACCCTTGGAAAGATAAAGGTTGATAAAACATAGAAAAGGAGACGGAGAGCATGAAAAAGTTATTTGTAAGTGTGCCGATGAAAGGCAAAACAGAGGAAGAGAACAAAGCTAGTATTCAGAAGATGAAAAAGATTGCTGAAATATACGAGGGTGAGGAATTAGAACTTATCGACAGCTATATTGAGGATAATCCACCTAAAGACAGCAAAGAAGCTGTATGGTATTTAGGTGAGAGTCTTAAGAAGTTGGCACAGGCTGATGTATTTATTGGAATAAACGATGCTTGGGGTTGGAATGGATGTTACATTGAAAATGATGTTGCTTCAAGATATGGAATTAAAAACTATCATATTCCTGTACAGTATGTAATTAATGACTATAATTCACTTTGTAATAAATCATACATGTCTGTTTGCAATGAAGCAATGCCAACATTCTAATAAAAATTTTACCGGCTAACAAATGGAGTTGGTTACTACTCTAAATAGCGGAAAGGACGAATGACCATGATAAAAACTGTTATAGCGATTGCAATTGTAATTATATTTGCCGTATGCGAAATCATAAATTTTATAAACTACAAGTTTTATTCAGAACTTATCGACACAAAGTACAACAGAAACACAAAGCACAAAAAGTCTGGACACTTAACCCTTAAAGAAGTTAAGGAAAGATACTATCCACAATACAGATATGCGGTAGTAAATGTTGAATTTAGCAATTATCCATCATGGATTTGTAAAAATATTGAAGAGGCAAGAGAAAGAGTAAAAGACAGTTGCCAAAGATTGCATATTGTAGACCTTGGAGATGTGATATAGTTACACAATGATTTGTAGCGAACATAGCGTTGAAGAGACAATGATTAAAACAACAGAGTAATATATTACCGCCGTATAAGTGACTTACGGCGCTACCCTAAAACAGTTATAGGCAGAGGTCTATAAGCACCTTTGCTTTTTAAAAGTGGAGGTGCTTTTCTTATGGCTAGTCAAAGCCTTATTTCCACAGTAAACGGATACGAAAATTACATAGAGAGAAACGGAATAGATGAGCAAGTGACTAATGCTTATGTAGACGCTTGCAGTGTAGCCATAAACGGCGAGAAAGATATTGAGTATGGACTACAACTCACTAAGAGGGCAAAAGAGCTTATAGAGGGCTTCTGCAAGGCTAAAACAGGTGGTATGATTTGGGATTTGGACTATTACCATTTCAAGCATGAGACTACACCATATGACTTAGTTAATCACTATTTTGATTTATTTCTTATGGAAGCTCACTATAAGTTTGAGAGCTTTATGATTTACATGGAAAAAAATCGTCCACCATGGGAAAGATTTTATTTGCCGAGAAGAAATCCGTTAAGCAAAGTCGCGCAACTCATTCAAGATTTGTACGATGATAAACTCGATGAGGGCATGGTATTCTGCCCCGGACGTATCGGAAAGACTCAAATCGTTAAAATGGGTAATTTGTGGTTTGGCTCAAACAGACCCGAGAGGTCAAATCTATATTCGGCATATTCCGACAAAATAACCGGAGGATTTTACGATGGAACATTAGAAATGGTAAATGACCCAACGTACACCTACAAAGAGATTTACCCTAAAATTGTAGAGAAAAAAGCTATCACAGACGGAAAGGACCTTACGATAGACTTCTTGCGTAAAAAAACATACCCAACATTTACCATGCGCTCTATATACGGAACACTGAACGGAGCGTGTGACTGTGATGGTTTGGGAGTATATGACGATTTATTTAGCGGTATTGATGAAGCATTAAGCGAGGACAGACAGGCTACAGTTTGGGGAAAGTTTGATAATAACTTTATGCCGAGAATTAAGCCAGGCAAAGCAAAGTTGCTAGGAATAGGCACGAGATGGGCACCAAAAGATGTGCAAGGGCGCAGATTAGAGTTGCTCGCAAATAATCCTGAATATAAAAACATACGCCATAGAGAGGTTATAATTCCGGCACTCAATGAAAACAATGAGAGCAATTTTGATTATCCCTACAAATTGGGATATTCCACATTAGATTATAAGCGCAGAATGGCTTCGTTTGAAGATAATGACGATATGGCTTCATGGTTTGCCCAATATCAGCAAGAGCCGATAGAAAGAAAAGGTCAGATGTTCAATATTGATAACATGAACTTTTTTGACCCGGCAGAAATTGAGGGAATAAGACCTGATAGAATTTTTTCAGCAAACGACCCGGCATATGGTGGTGGAGACTTTGTATCAATGCCGATTTGCTATGAGATTGAAAAGGAATACTATATCGTAGATGTTGTGTATAACGATGGCGATAAGGATATAACAATCCCCGAAGTAACAAGCAGAATGGAAAGCCACTTAGATAAATTCCCGAGCAAAACAGCAGAGGTACATTTTGAGGAAACAAAAACAACATCTGCCTATCGTTTGGAGTGCGAGAAAGTATGGAAGAAAGATTGCTACCCAATATTGACAAGCCATGACCCGGCAGATAACAAAACTGCAAAAATGGACAGAATTAAAAATCATGCGCCGGATATAAGAAAACTGCATTTCATAAAACTTGAAAGACAAACTAAGGAATACAAGAAATATTTTCAAAACGTTCTTTCTTGCACATATGAGGGCAAAATGAAACATGATGATGGTGTGGATTCTACTGCACAGTTATGCGATATGATTTTTAGGGAAAAGCGGATAGCAAAGGTTGAAGCAGTACACAATCCGTTCAGAGGAGGGCTTTATTAATGACAAAGGAAGTTTTATCACAGTATTCAGACTTGCAAGAGGAAATCAAAGAGGTTAGAAAGAAAATTGCTAAATTGCAAGACGACCTTGAAAAGATAGAAAACGGAGAAAGTGTGATTGATACTGTGTCAGGCGGTATGGGTGGCACACAGCACTTCAAAATCGAGGGTGTACCTTATCCTGAATACGGACGCAAGCGTACACTGCTTTATTCAAGAATGACTACGTTACAGCTTTTACAAGATGATTTGCTTGAAAAGACAAACGATGTAGAAGAATTTATAGCAAGCCTCGATGATAGCAGAATGAGAAGAATAATTAATTTTAGATTTTTGGAAAATAAATCATGGCTACAGACAGCATATGCGCTTGGCGGTAAAGCCACAGCAGATAGCGTAAGAATGGAGTTTGAAAGATTTTTTAAGAAAATGTAAGTTTGTTCGTTCGGTTCGCTTAGAATGTGATAATGTGTAAGATGAAAAAAATGTAATTCGTTCATTGCAAAAAATCTCTTTTAGAAATGGCACTCGCAGATTGTGGGTGCTATTTTTAGTGAAACGAGGACAACATGAATAATCAGAATATTGTACCAACAGGAAAACGAAGTGTAATGTGCCCTCGTTGCGGAAAGCTATTAACGTGGGTAAATAAAAGCGACAAGAAACACCACAAAGTAATGTGTACGCACTGCCGTAAATGGATATGGTTTTGGGCTGGCACACAAGAATTTCAGATAAAAGAGGTTCCGCAGAGAACTTCTGCAAGTGGCATGAGGTTTTATTGATGTATAGATATGCTCATAAAAACGTAAGACCTTTTTCGGCTGTCTGTCAGAATAATTACGGCAGACAAGTTATTTTCACACGTAAAAGGCAAATCACAAAAAACAACATAATCGAAGAACTGAATAAAGCACTTGTGATTCACGAGCAAAACGCTATTGAGATTGAGTATCTTGACAGATACTATCGTGGTGACCAACCGATTTTGTATCGGCAAAAAGTGAACCGCCCGGAAATCAATAACAAGATTGCTGTAAATCTTGCATATGAGCTTGTTGAGCGCAAGACCGCAGAAATGTGTGCCGAGCCAATCCAATATGTGCTACGTGGTACTGATAACCACAAGTCAGAGGAAATCACACAGCTTAATATCACAATGGACTCTGAAAGCAAACAAGAGTGTGACATAGACATACATCGGTGGAGAAGCATATGCGGTACCGGCTACAGATTTATCGGTAATGACGATGGACAAGGGCAGTTGCTCGATGAAAGCGATTTTTATTTATCGTCTGAAAATCCAATGTATACGTTTGTTGTGTACTACTCAAACGGACGTCCGGCATTCTCTTGTCAAATCGGAGAGGACGAGAACGGAGCGAACATATACTATGTGTTCACTGACAATGAGTGGTTCGATATTCGCAACGACAAGATTTATGCAAGCGGAACAAACGGCAACAGAGCCATTCCGGTGATTGAATATCCAAACAATGCAAGACGATTATCTGACATTGAAATGACTATTGCTATCACAGATGCTATTAACGTGCTTACATCGGACAGAATTAATGGTGTCGAGCAGTTTGTGTCTGCATGGGTGAAATTTGTTAATTGCGAGATTGACATAGATACATTCAGAAAAATGCGACAAGAGGGAGCATTAGTCGTTAAATCTAACAATGGTTCAGACAACAAGGCTGATGTTGATGTAATGACGAGCGAGCTTAATCAGACAGAGGGACAAGTGGTATTCACTGACCTTTTTGAAAGATTTTTAAGTATTCAAGGCCTTGCAAATCGTCAAGGCAACACAGGCGGTGACACCGGCTCAGCCGTAGAATTGAGAAACGGACATTACGATGCCGGACTTAGGACAGCTATTAATGAGCCTATCCTTAAGAAATCAGAGAGAATGGCACTTAGGCTTATTCTTAACAGGCTGAGAATTAATAAAGGCTTTACGCTTATGCCTAGCGATGTTGAGATACACATTAATCATAATAAGCTAGACAACATGCTTGTTAAGGCAGAAGTGCTTGAAATATTACTTAGGTGCGGTATCAATTACAAGAGGGCTGTTAAGACGATTGACATGTTTAGCGACCCTGAACAAGTTACTCTCGAAAGCGCTAAGCGCATGGAAATGTTATTCCCGGAAGAACAGCCGACAACAGCTACACCTAACAACAATAACGATGATAAGAATAATGGAAAGACAGCCGATGAATAATTGGCTGTCAATTTATTTTGGAGCTTGATATGGCAGATGAAATCCACGCACTTAACAAAAATGAAATACAAGACATAGATTATGACACATATTTTGGCGAGATGGATTTATCTGACGAGGAAAAGGAAGATAGAAAAAAACTTGCTGAAAAGTTTGAAAAAATCTTTGTTATGCTATTTGCCTCGTTGTCCGGCAAGGAAGAAACAGAGATAACCACTATCACTAAAGAATTTATTATCAGATATGAGAGCATTGCCACACAGTACTGTAAAGCAAAGAGAACACCCTCATATATTACAGATTATGCCAGGTACATTGTGAATGAAGTAGTTGACGCTACCACACAAAATACTGAAGTAGAGTATTTTACTTCACAGAAGCGAGCAAAAAATGTAGCTGCGAATGAAGCTAATGCAGTCGGCAATTACAGATTGCAAACTGATATGGTGAAACAGGGTTACAAAACAAAAGAGTGGCGCTCAAAAGAAGATTCACATGTCAGACCTACACATGCAGAAGTTGACAGAAAGAGAATTGATATTTTTGAGCCGTTTGAAGTTGGAAATTCACTGATGATGTTTCCAAAGGACCATTCGCTAGGGGCACAAGTAAAAGAAATAGCAGGGTGTAGATGTACCCTTAAATATTACAAATAATGAGCAACTTGTAAGGAAACTTATAGGTTGCTTTTTATTATACAAAAAATTTGCAGTTGTGCGTTAAACAACAGAAAAACTCGGCTGGTGCGACCAGCGATAACAAAAGCGTGAGTTACGGAGGTAATTGAAATGACAAGAAATGATGTTTTGAAGCTTTTCCCGGACGCAACGGATGAGCAGATAACAAATCTGCTTAACAAGAGCGGTGAGGAAATGGCAAGAGAGAAAGAGAAAGCCAATCAGTACAAGGCTAAAGCCGACAAAGCTGACGAGCTACAAACACAGCTTGACGAGCTACAGGCTGGCAACATGACAGAGCTTGAAAAGGCAAACAAAGCCTTAGAGACAGCCAATCAGCAGATTGCCAAGCTACAGAAAGATAATGCTGTCAGAGATTTACGAGAGAGTGCAATGTCTGATTTTGGCATTACTGCAGAACAGGCAAAGACAGTAGTAAAAGAGGATGGTTCTTTTGACACAACATCACTTGGCAAGATTATTTCCGACATGAAAGCCAATGCGATTGCGGAGTACGAGAAAAATGCACTTAAAGATACTCCTAATCCAAACAATGGCGGTAACAATAATGAACCCGACTCAAAGCCGGCAGATGTAGCCAATGCAGAACAAATCTCATTCGGTACAGTTGCAAGTGCTGAAAGTCAAAACAGCTATGTAATTTAAAACAGGAGGTAGAACGATGGGAAAGCCAATCGTAAGAGACTTTACACAGGGTAAAGGAATTTTAAAATTTTTCCCTTATGAGGGTGCAGCATGCCTTGTACCACAGACTATGGTAACAAGTGCAGACACAAACGGAATGAAGATTGTACCGGCCGGTACACCATTCCCAAGCAATGACGCAGAGTGCAAAGGCTATCTGTTGCACGATGTAGATGTAACAATGGGTGATGCGCCTGGAACATACGTATATCAGGGAACTATTGATTGGGAGAAAGTTAAGTCGCTTTCAATCGCAGATGAAGCTAGAACTGCAACACCTAGAGTTACTTTCTATGGTGCACCAAAGATTGTAGCAAGTCAGGTTTAAAGGAGGTAGAAGAACATGGCATTACCATTAGCAGAAGCATTTACAGCGAGAAGCCTCGGTGTAATGTGGAACAATTATCAGAAGACATTAGGAACTGCCCCTTATCTTGGCAGACAAAAATTCGGAACACGTAAACAGGATTCACTCGACCTTAGATTTATCAAGGGCAAGAACGGACTGCCGGTGTCACTCAAAGCTTCAAACTTTGACGCACAGGCAGAGCTAAGAGATGTTGGAGGTTTCTCTGACATTCAGAACTCAATGCCATTTTATCGTGAGTCTTATATGGTAACAGAGAAAGAGGAACAGGAGTACGACAATTACAGAACTTCTGAAAACTCTAGCCTTGCCAATAACGTATTACGTGAAATCTCAAAGAAACCAATGAACCTTATCGAGGGCGCATTAGTTGTGCCGGAGAGACAGATTTGGCAGTTACTTGCACCTACAGATGGTGTACCAAGAGTAAAAGTAACTATTGGCGACAAACCTTTTTACATTGACTATCTTGCAGATAATGAGAAATCAGAGCATACGGCAAAGCATTACAAGACTTTTACAGGCACAAGTGCATGGGACAAGTCGGATACAGCCACACCACTTGACGACCTTATTAAGACCAAGAGAGATTTCTCAAAGGCTACAGGCTACTCACTTACACGTTTCACCATGAATACAGAGACTTGGGAAATGGTTCTCGGAGCAGAGGATACAAAGAAACAGGTACTCGGTATCACTGCTTACAATGGCGGTATCAGATTACAGCAAGGACAGGTTACTGAATACCTTAGAGGATATGGTATCGAGATTGAAGTATACGATAAGCTCTATGTTGACGAGTCAGGACAGACACAGTACTTTGTACCAACAGGCATTGTATCTGCACAGTCTGCCGGAGTATTCCTTGGCGATTACACATTCGGTAAGACTCCAGAGGAAAGAAGCGGAAGTATCACAGACGGAAACCTCTCACTTGTTGAGACCGGTGTATCTGTATACACATACGCTACAAATCATCCTATCAATACTCACTGTATCGTATCTATGATTGGATTACCTACATTCGAGGGCATGGATAGCGTTATGGTTCTTAAAGTTAAGGAGGATTAAGGCTTATGATAGCAACGCACTCTATAAAGCATGATGGAGTGTGGTATAAAGTCGGAGACGAGGTACCGGAAAGCAATAGCAATTCGGTACCATCTGATTTTATGAACCCACCAGAAACACCATACACAAAGACAGAAATTAACAGAATGTCAACAGCCGACCTAAAGAAGCTCGCAAGCGAAAATGGTATTGAAAATGCCACAGAAATAAATGGCGGTGACTTGAAAAAAATGTTAATTGAAAAGTTTGGATTATAAGGAGCTTGGCATGGAATACACCACATTGGAGCAAGTCAAAATCAGACTCAAACAATTTCATATTGATACAGTCACAAACGACGATTATACAACATCTGATGTGGTTGTATTCGATAAAAAGGAAGATAACCCACTCATTGAACAGCTCATTAAGCAAGCCACGGAAGATGTAAAAGCAAAAAGGTGCTATCCGGACACTTTTACTGATGATGATATAACTGCCGACTTAAAGCAGTTTGAGAACGTTATTATCAATCTTGCTGTCTACGACCATTCACAAGCTGGTGAGAACTATATGAGCGCATTGAGTGAGGGTGGAGTGAGCCGTACATGGAAAGACAGAGATAAGCTGTTTGTTGGAGTTTTTCCTTTTGTCAAAGTGCTATAAATCTTGCCTATAGGGCATTATATAAAAAGATAAGAAGATTGTGCGTTACCATTTTACTGATGTCGGTAACATGGTAGCAGGCGGTACACATTAAGTGGTGGTGGGCGGTGTGCCAATTACCAAAGACGAAAGGCTGTAAGATGAATAATTTAATCTATCAGACATACATTATTGCCTTGCCAATTATCCTAACAGCACTTTTGGGTTATATTGTTTGGCTTTTACAAGAGCAGAAAAAGCAAAAAGCAATAGACACAAAAGAAAGAAATGAGCGCATTGAAGAGGAAAAGAAGCTACGACAAGCAAACGGAAAAGGTACAATGTTACTTTTACGAGTACAGCTTATCGAATACCATGATAAGTACATGAAGCTTGGCGAAATTCTCTCATATGCGTATCAGAATTTTTGCGAGATGTATGACGCATACCACGCGCTCGGTGGTAATGGCATGGTAACAAAAATGAAAAATGAAATTGAGGAAATCCATTTAGGCAAAGGAGGTAAAAACTGATGGACTTTACACAAGTACCTACAGTAGTTGCTATTATGGTAATTACTTATTTAATCGGATATGCTTCAAAGCAGATACCACAGGTCAAAGATAATATCATTCCTATTATCGTAGGTGTAGCCGGTGGAGTACTCGGTATTGTTGGAATGTTTGTAATTCCCGGTTATCCGGCAAACAACATTCTTGATGCAATAGCAGTTGGCATTGTGTCGGGCATGGCAAGTACCGGTGTTAATCAGATTTACAAGCAGATAAAGAAAAATGCTTGACATCAATAAGCAAGCCATGAAATACGCGCTTCAAGGTCAAACAGTCACTGTTTATGATAAAGACGAGGACGGAAATCCAAAGTTTTACGAAACAGAGGACGGAGAGAAGATATATTACACCCATGAAGAAACAGGCTTTTCGGAGCCGGTTGATTTTCGGGCAAACATATCGTTTGACGGAGGAGAAGCGCAGAACAAGGAATATGGCTTTAATACGGCTGATTTTGATGCTGTTTTGCTGACAGACAGAGGAGAATACCCTTTTAAAAAAGGTGACGTTATTTGGCTTGATAGCGAGCCTACAAAAGACGAAAACGGATTAGTTGATTCAACTTCCGCAGACTTTACAATAGTGGGAGTCAAGCCCTCCCTCTATTCAGTTAAATACATGCTCAAAGCAGTTGTGAAAGAAGTGTAATTATGAAGATTGACATTTCTCTGACAGAAAAATCTATACAAGATGCGATAGACAAGCTTGAAAAATACAAAGACCGCTTACAGGACAAGTGCATAGCGTTTGTTGGAGAGCTTGCTAGTAATGGCATAGCCGTAGCACGAGCAAATACAGGCAATTTCGGACACTATATTACATTTAGTTACAAAATTAAAGATACAACAGACGGCTGTACGGCCATTGTGCTTGCTACCGAAACAGGGCAGATACAAAGCACATGGCAAACAGCAGACGGACTCAAAACAGTTGATGTATCGCCTTTGCTTATGGCTGAATACGGCTCGGGCTGGAAAGCTAAACCACATTTCAATGACACAAGAGGCGGTCAAGGAACTTTTCCAGGGCAGACACACGCATTTGACAGCGAGGGTTGGTATTGGAGAGACGAAAGCGGAGAATTACACCATTCATACGGCATTACACCTACAATGCCGATGTATCACGCATTTTTAAAAATGGAAAATGACATCATAAGAACGGCACGGAAAATTTTTTAGTTGAGGTGATAAAGTGGCGAGTCAAAATCAATGGGTTTATGACCTTGAAAATCTCACATATGCGATTGTAAAAACCCGATGCGAGAAAAAATTGAAAACTAAATATCCCAAGCTAAAATTCACACAAGAGGAACAGTCGGACAGTGCAGCGGCTAGTTTCCCAACAGTGCTGATTCAAGCACTCGAACCTATTGAACAGAATGAGGATTTAGAGTGTGAAAGAATAAATACAGTGTTATTTACGGCACAAGTAATTGTTACAACGAATAAAAGCCGTTCAGAAGCCTTGAATGTGGCGCAGACAGTGGCTAATGAATACAAAGCTATGTCATTCAAGCTGACAACAGCCCCATTCGCTAGGAAAAACGGCAAATTATGGACTGCAACATTACGTGCTAGGCGGTCATTCGACTGGAATGATAGATTATAAGAGCTTTTTGGCTCTTATTTTTTTATGAAAATTAGGAGGTAATAAAAATGGCAACAGGATTAAAAAGTAGAATTGCTTACAAGACGCCAACCGGTTCTGTCACAAGTGGCGATTATTGGGCTGGAACTTACAAGCTCTTAATAAGGGCAAAATCAATTCCCTCACCATTCGGTTCACAGAACATGGTAGATACTTCAACTCTTGAAGACTTAGTAGAGACACAGGAAATGGGCAGACGTTCAGCCGGTTCCATGGAAGTTGAGGGAGCTTTTGAGAAAAAGTACAAAGATGAAATGGTAACTAACGAGGGTAAGAAGCTCGACTTCCTTATTCTTTATGGTACAGACGGAAAAGGTTCAGAGGGTATCTGCGCTTTTATCGGTCAGGAGTCATTCGCCCCGGGTGAAGCTTCCGATGACCACTTAACAGGAACTGCGACTGTATCAGTTCAGACAGTGCCTAAGTGGATTGAGGATAACTACGAGGTTGCGGTAACAGAGGATGACCAAGGCTATCCAACAGCAATCACACTCACAAAAAAAGGGTGAGCCAATCGGAAAAAGCCGTAGCGGTTGGCTATGATGATAGCACGGCTGACAGCGAACTTGAAGAAACAATATAGTAAGGTAATTGAGGCAGTTTTAATACTGCCTCTTTCCCTATATAAATTAGGGAGAAAGGGAAAGATAAAATGACAATTAAATTAAATGGAAAAGAATATACAGTTAAATTCGGATATGCACCGGTAGTTAAGAATAAAATTATCCCAAGGCTCGTAGGAATGGAGCAACAGGGTGAGGGGCTTGAAGTCATTGACAACATGCTTGAATTTTTACCGGAGTTTTTACTCGTAGGTTTGCAGAAATTCCACGCTGACGAATTTGGCTTTGATTTTGACAATAAAGAAGCAAAAGAGAAACAGCTCGAAAAGGTATACGATTTACTTGACGATTACCTTGACCCAGAGAATGAAGAGGGTGGAGATTTACAATCGCTCTACAATGATTTGTCGGCTGAAATGGAGAAAAACAGTTTTTTATCGAAGATGCTGGCGAAAGAGGTACAGACAGCCAAGAAGAAACCAATCAAGAAGTAAAAGAGCTTACATGGGAAGTGTATTGCAACGAAATCCGCCCATATTGGCTTTTAGCAACTAAAGGCTATGGATTCAGTGTTGAGGACATAGACATGTCTTGTCCGGCTGATTTAGAGCCTTATTCAAAGGCTTATATGCTTGCACAAAAAGAAGCCGACTCTAACATGTGGGCTTGGTGGGGCACATACGGACTAAGCGCAACTCTTACAGCTATCGACAGAGCCTTAAATGGCAACAAAGCAAGAGCAAAATACATCGAAAAATCATTGAATGAGCAATACTCAAAAGATAGCGAGCCTAAATACAAGGAGTCTAATGAGGAAATTGCCGTTTATGAAATGAAACAACGAATTAACGCATTAAGACAGTCGGGATTACCTGAAAGTCCTGATTAATGAGGTGAAAATATGGCATATAAAGGAATTGACGTATCGTCATATCAAGGAAATATTGATTGGAGTAAGGTTAAGTGGGCTGGGGTGCAATTTGCAATCCTAAAAATAATCCGCAAAGACCTTAATCCGGATAAGACCTTTGAGCAAAACTGGAAAGGCTGTACTGATGTAGGAATGCCGATACAAGGTGTTTACAACTACTCATACGCTACAACAGTAGACAAGGCAAAGACGGATACGAACAAGGTCATTCAGACGCTTAACGGAAGAAAAACTTTCGTTTGGTTAGATGTTGAAGATAAGTGCCAGCAAGGACTTGGACAGACGCTTATTGACATAATTAACACATATCAGAGTGTTATCAAGAGTGCTGGGCTTAACTTTGGTGTATACACAGGGCTTAGCTTTTACAATCAGTACATTGCGCCATACGCAAATCAGATTAACTGTCCGTTTTGGATTGCGCGCTATCCGTCAACTAAGGGGATGTCTATTGGTGATGAGCCTAATAGTGCAAAGAAGCCTGTTATTCAACATTCTCTGTATGGCTGGCAGTATTCGAGCGCATTTACCTGTAGCGGCCTGAATAACAGCACAGATGCTAACTTACTATACATTGAGCTTAATAAGGGTGATGGAATAGAGAATAGTTCGGCACCAATAGCAACTCCGGTAAAGAATAACGCTTGGAAAGGCAATGAGGAATATTACCTCGATAATGATGATGTAAGAAAATGGCAACATGCCATGAACATCGGATTTGACACAAATGAGCTTAAAGAGGATGGCAGATTTGGAGTTAATTCACAGAGATTTGCTAAAAATCACAATTTGTGGAGCGGTCAGAAGCATAACTGCCCGACAGCCATTAAGTGGCTGAGAAAAACTCTACATGACAAGTACCATTTTTACAAACTTGATGCCGATTACGGCAAGTGGACGGACTACCTTTCTAAATGTGTCATGGTATTTCAAAAGAATAGAGGTCTTAAGCAAGATGGTTATGTTGGATTGATTACAACATACTATCTGCTCAAAGGATAAATACATGAGAGCTACTTTAGGGTAGCTCTCTTTTTTATTACATACAGGGAGGTGAGAAAATGGCAGAGAGCATTGAGCTTCAAATCAAGTCGGACGCACAACAAGCGACTAGAGCCATAGGCAATTTACAAGCTAAGTTGCAAGGACTTGGAGATACTCTCAATTCCCTCAATGGTGCAAGCATAAGCAATTTTGCGAGTGGAATGTCTCAACTTGCAACATCACTTAGAAGTGTGAGCAGTATTGACACACGTACCTTTAGCAAGATTGCCACTAACATGGAAAAGCTCGGCAACCTTGATACTGCAAGACTTGTCAGCTCAGCAAGTGCCTTAAAGAGCATGGCAACAGAATTGTCGGGCTTTGCGAATATCTCAAAGCAATCAGCAGAGATTACACAGCTAACAGCTTCAATTTCAAAACTCGGTTCAAAATCAGCCGGATATGCTGCGGATAACATCAGAAACCTTGGCAGCGCCCTGAAAGAGGTAATGACAACATTATCTAACGCACCGAGAGTCAGCAACAACATTATTCAAATGACTAATGCACTTGCCAATCTGTCACAACAAGGCTCGAAAGTCGGCTCGGCTAGTAGGTCACTTGTAACAGGCTTTTCAAACACAAGCAAGTCGATTAAGCGTACAAGGAGTGGCTTTAGTGGCTTAGCTTCAACCATTGGTAAGTTTTATGCAACATATTGGTTAGTTATGCGAGCTGTCGGAAAGCTAGGCAGTGCAGTTGATTTAGCGAGCCAATTAACCGAGGTTCAGAACGTAGTAGATACCACGTTTGGCGATATGGCAAGCAAGGTTGATGATTTTACAAAAACATCAATTCAAGACTTCGGAATGTCAGAGCTGACAGTTAAGCAAATATCAAGCCGTTTCCAAGCGTTAGGCACTTCTGTAGGTATTACATCACAGCAAGTGGCAAATGGTACGGCAGTGGCAAATAAAGCTCTTATGAGCCAAAATAACACGCTATACAAGACTACAGACAGTATGGCTGATATGTCACTTAATCTCACAAAGTTGGCTGGCGATATGGCTTCATTCTATGATGTAGACCAAGCTGATGTTGCAAAAAGCCTACAATCCATTTTTACAGGCACAATCGCACCATTAAGGAGATATGGACTTGATTTAACACAGGCCACACTTTCAGAGTGGGCTATGAAAAACGGACTTGACGCAAATATCAAGTCAATGACGCAAGCTGAAAAGGTATTGCTAAGATATAATTATGTCATGGCAAATACGCAAGCTGCACAGCAGGACTTCTCTAAGACCGCTAATACGTGGGCCAACAGTATAAGAGTCCTTAAGCAAGAGTTCCAAGCATGGGGCAGTATCATAGGTAGCGTAATAATCAATGCTTTAAAGCCATTTGTTCAAGCCTTAAGCAAGGTAATGCTTAAGGTTATCAGCTTTACAAAAACTGTAGCTGACGCACTCGGAGCAATCTTCGGCTGGACTATCGAGATAAGCGGTGGCGGTGCTACTGTTGACGGCATGGAGGACATAGCTGGCGGAGTAGGCGATATTGGCGATAGCGCTGATAGTTCTAATAAGAAAGCTCAAAAACTTAAAAAGACATTGCTTAGCATAGACGAGATACACGCACTTGACGATAACAGCGATAGTGGCAGTGGCGGAGGTTCGGGCAGTGGCGGTTCAGGCGGCGGTGGAGCTGGCGGTGGTGTTGATAGCTCACTGAAAAAGACCGATGGATTGATTGAAAAATACAAATCATCAATCAAAGACCTTTACTCACTCGGAAAGTACATCGGTGACGCTCTTGCGAGTGCTATGGAGAGCATTGATTGGAAGAAGATTTATCAGAAAGCTGACAATTTCGGAAAAGGACTTGCAGACTTCCTTAATGGCTTAATCAGCCCAAGACTCTTTTACGATTTGGGCGCAACAATAGCCGGTTCACTGAACACAGCTTTGCATTTCCTTAATTCATTCGGTACAACATTTGACTGGTCTAATTTTGGCTTGTCGATTGCTAACGGCATTAATGGATTTTTTGAGAATTTTGATTTTGCATTATTGGCAAAAACTATTAACGCGTGGGTACAAGGAATATACACCATGCTAACCACAGCAATTAAAAATGTGTCGTGGAAAGACATACTCAAAGGAATTACGGACTTTTTAAGCAATTTAGACATTAAAACTGTTGAGATAATAGTTGGCACATTGCTGATAAAAAAGATAATTTCGTTAAAATTGGGTTCAGTGGCACTCGCTTTTATTGGAAAATCATTATCAAAAGCGATAGCACAGGCAATAGCTTCAAAAATTGGATTTGAGCTTGTAGAAGGAGCTGGTATTGGAACAGCAATAATGCAAGCATTTAAAACGATTTTTGCTTCATTGTCAACAAACCTCGGGCTACTTATAGAAGGACTATTCAGTGGTTTAAGTTTGGGCGATGCAATAACGGCTGCATTCGGAACAGGGGCAGCAGACCTATTAGCAACAATCGGTTCTGCTTTTTCAACAATAGCCGGAACAATTTTATCTATTGTAAATTTTGTCAAAATGTTAAAAGACGGATTTAGTTGGATAAATGAAATTCTAATGGTAATAGGTGTCGCATTAACTACAATCGGAGCAATATTAGCTGGTGTGGCAGCATTGCCAGCAGTAATTGTTGGAGCAATAGTGGCAGCAGTCGCAACGATTGTTGTTGTGGTAAAAGATAATTGGAACACAATTTGCGAACTATTTTCAACGGCTGGCGAATGGTTCAATGGAAATGTCATTGAACCTGTAGTTTCGTTTTTTAAAGATATGTGGAAAACCATAAGTGGCTTTTTCGGTTCTCTATGGAAAGACATAGTAACTGTGTGGCAAGGAGCTTCTAAATGGTTCAGTTCCACAGTAATTGAACCGATAGTTGGCTTTTTTAAAGGTTTTGCTACACGAGCACAACAGATTTTTCAAGGTATTTGGATAATAATTAAAGCAATTTGGATAGTAGCTTCAAGCTGGTTTAATAATAATGTAATTACTCCAATTTCAAATCTGTTTAATTTTTTAAAAACGCTTATACAGACAACGATACAGAGAGCAAAAGATTTTGTATTTTCAACATGGCAAGGGGTGGCAAGTTGGTTTAGCGGTACAGTAATACAACCGATTTCAAACTTTTTTAATATGTTGAAAGCTGGCATAACATCGGCACTTAGCGTAGCAAAGAACTTTGTTATATCTACTTGGCAAAGCGTGGCGGGTTGGTTTAATGGCAATGTTATTTCGCCTATCACGAACTGCTTTAATATTATGAAAAACGGAATTACAAACGCGTTTAATTATGTGTGGAGTTCAATAAGAGGCGGTGTCACAGGGGCTATGAACTACGTTATATCAAAAATAGAGAATGGGGTTAATTTTGTTGTCAGTGGAATTAATTCTTTATTAAGAGGATTTAACAAAGTTGTTTCTATGGCTGCTAAGGTGGCTGGTGCAAATTGGAACGGAGTATCGTTAGTTCCGAAAGTACATATTCCAAGGCTTGCTAGTGGTGGAATTTTCCCAAGGGGAGAGGACGGCATGGCTTTCATTAATCACAATGAGTTAGTCGGTAAATTCTCAAACGGCAAAAACGTAGTTGCAAACAACCAACAAATCACCGAGGGAATTAAACAGGCTGTCATGGAAGGGATGGCACAAGTAATGATGAACTATAATGCCGGCGGAAACTCTGCACCTGTCATTGAAAATGTGTTTAAGTGCGACAGTGAAACGCTCTATCGCATGACACAAGTAGGCAAGGCAAAGCACGGACAACGATATATTGTAGCAAATGAATTTGGCTAAGACACTCACCCTTGCGTGGGTGTCTTTTTACGAGGTAACAATATGGCAATGATGTTAGTAGATGGAGTGGCATTACCCACTCCATCAACTTTTGAATGGGGCATGATTGATGTGTCTGCAAGCGACAGTGGGCGAACACAGGATGCTCAAATGCACAAGAATAGAATAGCGCAGAAACGGCAACTTAAATTGTCGTGGAGTGGTACAGACACAGCTAGGACAGCAAGGATACTTCAAATGGTAAACCCCGAATATATCAGAGTAACATATCCTGACGCTATGAGTGGCACTGATGAAACACGTACATTCTATGTAGGTGATAGAAGCGCACCTATCAAGATATGGACTATCAACAATAAGAGGTATGAGACATTGAGTTTCGACCTCATAGAAGTATAAGGCGGTGATTTAATGCTTAACGTATCGGCTAAATGGCAAAGGGCAGTAATGCTCGATAATGATATAAACGTAAATTGCTTTGCTGACATAGTTACGGCAAGCGGTGAAAAAATCCCTATTAGTGATAGTGAACTGTGGGCGAACGGCTTCGAAGTCAATGACTCAACATCGAGCAACGGCACTTTCACAATTGGGGCTTTGATTGCTGGAAAACTGAAAATTAAGCTGAATAACATTTATGAAGATTACAGCAAGTATGATTTTGATAAGGCGAGTGTAACTGCATATGTTTCAAAAAGCTTTTCTGACGGCACAACCGAAAAACTAAAAATCGGTGAGTATAGAGTCAGCGAAACAAGCTATGACGGCTCACTCATAACGCTTACTTGTCTTGACAATATTAATAATTTCAATCGTGAGTATGACAGCAATTTAAGCTACCCTACGACAGCGTATGAGGTAGTCAGAGACGCTTGTATTAAGTGTGATGTACCTTTTACTATGGCAAGATTTGATAACTCTGATTACGTGATTAACGAGATACCAAGCGATAATCAAAAACTCACATATGGACAGACAATAGCTTATATCTTGCAGTTGAGCGGATTATGGGGTAAGTGCGGTCACGATGGCGAATTACTTATCGGATGGTATGATATGAGTCAGTTTGACAGTAAAGGCTACGATGGTGGAACTTTTAGTACAAAAACTACACCATACTCTGACGGAGATACACTGAATGGTGGAAATTTCACCGACTATTCAAGTGGAGATAGCGTTGATGGTGGAACTTTTACAGAAGCGAGAAATTACCACAATGTCTACACACAAAAAGACTTGAATGTTGCGACTGATGATGTTGTGATTACAGGTGTTAAAGTTATTGTGACATCGAAAGAGGACAAGGCAAAAGATGTTAACGCTCTTGCCGGAAAAGAGGGATATGTAGTCTCAATCTCTGATAATCCGTTTATTTCGGCAGACAAGGCACAGACAGTTGCAAATTATATCTTCAAAAAAATCGGTGGCATGAGGTTCAGGCCTCTTGATGCTACACTTTTGTCAACCCCACTGATTGAGAGTGGAGATGTGGCACTTGTGACAGACCGCAAGCAGAATACCTATAGCTGTTTCATTTCTAATCGAACATTTACAGTTGGAAGTGGTACAAAAATTTCGTGTGACGCCGAAAACGCTTCAAGGAATAGTGCTGATAAATTCAGTAACGAGACAAAGGCTATCGTACAGGCTAGAAAAGTTGCACAGACACAACTAAGTGCATATGACAAGCAAATGCAATTGCTGACACAGTTAATGTCTCAATCACTTGGACTTTTTAAGACTGAACAAGTGCAAGAGGATGGCTCGATTATTTACATTATGCACAATAAAGCCGACCTTAATTCGAGTAACATACAGTGGAAAATGACAGCTAATGGCATGGCTGTATCAAATGATTACGGCAAGACATGGAAAGCCGGAATTGATAAAGACGGAAACGCTATTTTCAATATTATGTCAGCTATCGGCATTAATTTTGATTGGGCGAAAGGCGGAACACTCACATTAGGCGGTGAGAATAACGTAAACGGCAAGCAGTATGTCAAAGACGCAAACGGAAAAATTCTGATTACGCTTGACAACAAGGGTATTACACTCGCTGACGGAGTTAATATATCATGGAATAATATCTCCAATCAGCCAAGCATACCGAGCAAAACAAGCGATTTAACAAACGACAGTAACTACGCTACAACGGCACAGATACCAACTAAGAATAGTCAATTACAAAATGACAGTAACTACGCAAATACAAGTCAAATTCCTACAAAGAATAGCCAGTTACAAAACGATAGCAGTTACACCACCATGAGCGAGGTTGAAAAAAAAGACTATACTACCATGAGCGCTGTTGAAGATAAAGGATATCAGAATGCTGACCAAGTTGGAGAAATAGCAAATAATGCGGTAAAAAGCACGAAAGATGAGCTTGACGCTCTCAAAAAAAATATTGGCTATACGCAAATAGGAAAAGATTATGTTATTTCCCCAAAAATTGTAGGAGCATACGGCGAATTTACAAAAGCGTTTAATGTCGATGTTGTCAATCCGTCCACAGGGCTCAATCAAAGTTTTTGGGCGCAAGACGCGGAAACAGGAACAAAAATAAGTGGAAATTACAGTGGAAATAATGTTGACAATAATCTTACAGTAACCCCAGAGGGGGCAAACCTTTTTTCGAACGTTGGAGGACACGCTAGCGGTGTAGGCTGTGGCGGTGGCTTTGCGAGTGTAAACGGTGAAACAGTTAATATAAGTGGAACTAACGTTGATATTACCGCAAACAATTTGACCATTAATGAAGTTGAAACGGATTTTGGCTCAAAAACATTCACTAGTGGAGGCGGTTGGTATTGGAGACAGTGGACAGATGGGTACCTAGAAATGTGGGGAAGTTTTCCCGCGACTGTCTCGTTTGGCTCTAAATATGGTAGTCTGTATTATACTTATGGAAGCGTATATATGCCAGACGGGGTAAAAAGTATCTTACATACTACAGGCACTGTGTTTTGTAGTGCCGGCGGGCTGTATTCTATTTTTTTCACGAGATGGAGCAGTGATAAGTTGGAGTTTTGTATAAACTCGGCTGCCGCAGAAACAAACAAACAATTGTATTTACAACTTCACGTTTTAGGCAAATGGAGATAATTGATGAAAGCGAGGTGTAGCTTATGGCAATTCAAATGAGACGAGGGGCATATGCGCAGTTTGACCCCTCAAAAATGAAAGCCGGAGAATGGGCGGTATCGACTGACTCCGACACAAAAAAACAGCAGATATGGATGTGTTTCGCACCCGGAATAGTTAAGCGAATGGGAACTGTTGAGGATTTCAATACTGAAATTCAAAGACTTATTCAGAATTATCTTGACGGCATGGCTCAATCCGTGTCACAGGCTCAAAAATCAGCACAAACCGCGACAGAAAAAGCTACCTCGGCAAGCAACTCAGCTTCACAGGCTCAAAAATCAGCACAAACCGCGACAGAAAAAGCAAACGAGGTTGCACAGGTTTCAGGAAAGATTGACACGGCAGTAAGTCAAGCAAACGCAGCTACAGCAAAAGCAAATGAAGCTGCACAAAAAGCAGAGCAGCAAGCCGGACTAGTCGAGCAGAAAGCAAACGGAAGAGGTATTACTTTTTCCGTGACAAGCACCGGACTGCTTAACGTAAGTAAGGAGGACTAATATGAGCGGAATAGACATTATATCAGACACAACAGGACAAGCGATTGTTGAGAGCATTAAAGCCCTTGGCACAAAATTAAGCGAGGGAAGAGTTATTTATGGTGTTCACATTAATGGCGCAGATAGTAACCCGAAAACGAGAGTCAGATATTTAGCAGACGCAGTAGGCATGGCTCCGGCAAGCATGAATTTTACGAGTGGAACTTTTGATTATGGCTCATGGGCGAATGCCTTTTTTATGCCAAAACCATGTATGCTTAAGACAAATGGCCAAGTTGACTACTACCTCAATGAGAATGACTTGACTAAAAAAATAGATGGTAGTGCATCGGATGTAGCAAACGTTGATTACGATGGAAATGCTATGATGGAATGGGGCAATGGTACAGACATTATATGGTGGAAAATTACACCTGACAAAGGCAACCCAAACAGCGCAAGCCTTTATGTTGCTAACTATCAAGCTGATAAAGATTTTAAAAATCTGAATTTTATCGACATTAACGGCAACGAAAAATCTCATTTTTATACACCAATTTATAACGGCTCACTTGACGGCAACAATAAGTTACGCTCAATAAGCGGTCAAACAGTTATTAAATCGAAAACGGCTAGTCAAGAAATGACATATGCAAGAGCCAATGGTACAGGCTATGAAATCGAGCAGTATGTTGACAGACTTTTGATTAATATTTTACTTATCATCATGGGAAAATCTACCGATACGCAAGACGTATTCGGGCGAGGCATGAGCGAAAATGCCGGTGATGAAAACCTACTGCTTAAGACCGGTACAATGAATAGCAAAGGTTTATTTTGGGGCGAAAATGCCGGAAAAGCCGGAGTTAAAGTATTTGGTATGGAGAATTATTATGGCAATCAGTGGCGAAGAACAGCCGGACTCATCCTTGCTAATGGTACAGCAAAAGTTAAGTTATCTCCGTCAACAAAGGATGGAAGCAAGGCAACCAACTACAACACTGACGGAACAGGATATATTGAGATACCTAATTCAACTCCTAGTGGTACATCGGGTGGATATATTAAAGATATGCTGTATACAGCATTAGGCATGTTTCCAATATCAATTACAGGCTCATCATCGACATATTATCCTGATGGTTGTTGGTTTAACATTGCAATTATAGCCTTTGCTCTTTTCGGTGGCTCCCTGCCCCACGGCCGTCATTGTGGCGCGTTTTGCGTGCTCTTGAACGCCGTGGCCGGTAGCGCGGGGTGGCGCATCGGGGCTTCTCTTTCCTACAAATAACTTGCAACAGGGAAGAGGGAATTTCTGCCTAAGCAGAAAGGGAGAAACCACGTTTCTCCTAAGAAAATTTGTAACTATAAACGTGTGTAGTTAATTTTATATAAGGGATTTAGTTTGCGCCTTTGCTCTTTTCGGTGGCAACCTGAACAACGGCCGTCATTGTGGCGCGTTTTACGTGAACTTGAACAACGAGGCCGGTAACGCGAGGTGGAACATCGGGGCTTCTGTACCTATCATTCATGGGATAAAATGAATGCAGACTAAATTCCGTACCCCTTGGTAAAAATTAACTCGATGCAAGCTACTGCTAGTAGCAGGAAATAGTCGAACGTGGTAGAGAGGATAGGAAGAGAATACGTATGAGAACATACAGAAATCTATATGCTGAATTTATTTCAGACGAAAATATAAAACTTGCAATTCAAAACTTCTCTAAGGGTAAAAAGAAAAGAAACAAGGTTAGGAAAATTTTATTAGACCTTAATACATACATACCCAAAATTAGAGAATATGCGATTAACTTCACACCTTTTGAGCATAAACCCAAAGAAATATATGACGGAATATCACGAAAGAAACGTAAGATAGTAATACCGACAGTTATGGAGTCAATAGTACATCACATGATAGTGAACGTGCTTAAACCCATGTTTAACAAGGGAATGTATGAGCACAGTTACGGCTCGGTTCCTAAGCGTGGCGGAGCGTATGGCAAGAAGCACATATGCAAATGGATAAGGCAAGGCGGTAAAAATATTAAATATTGCTATAAGCTTGATGTGAAGCAATTTTACGCTAGTATTCCACAGGATAAATTAATTGAAAAGCTTAAATCTAAAATCAAAGATTTTAAATTCATGCGGATTGTTGAAAATGTTATACATTGCGTGCCTAATGGCTTGCCACTTGGCTTTTATACCTCTGTATGGTTCGCTAACTGGTATTTGAGCGAGCTTGACCATGAAATCAAATCACTCGGCATTGAACTGAAATATGCACGTTATGTTGACGATATGGCTATATTTTGTGCAAGCAAAAAGAAATTGCGCAAGGTAAAAGCTGTGATTGATAACAGGCTTGCGAAATTAGGCTTGACAGTCAAGGCAAACTGGCAGATATTTCGCTTTCACTATTTATCCCAAAATCCATATGTTAGCAAGAATGGAAAGACAGCAACATACGGCAGACCACTTGATTTTATGGGATATAAATTCTATAGGAATAGAACTACCTTAAGAAAAACAATCCTTAAGAAAATAAGAGCAAAAGCAGTTAGAATATGGCGAAAAACAAAGGTTACAATATTTGACTCAAAACAAATGGTTTCCGCTCTTGCGTGGATTAAAAATTGTGATATGTACGATTATTATAAGGAGCATATCAAACCATTTATAGATTTCGGAAAACTAAAACACAAAATTTCAACATTAGACAGAAAGGCAAGGTGTATTGAATATGACAGAATACAAGCTCGTAGAGAGTATGCAATCGGACAAGCCACTTGACATTGACACAACATCTTCTCCGAATATCGTTTATCAGCGAAAAAACATTAAATCGGTTGAAGCGACAGGGAGTGAGGATGATTTTACCTATAAGCCTAAGCATTGGGAGTACGAAGAACGTGAGCTGACACAGGATGAATACTCACAGTATCTTATTGCTATGGAACAGGCAAAAGAGATTAACGAGCACTCTGATGAAGAAGCAATAGACAACTATACAAGGCAGTTAATGGATGAGGGGGTGCTTTAATATGAGAATTTTAGTTGAAAGCCTTAAAAGGCTATACGAGAGTGACAGAGTAACCAAGGAAGAACTGCTCGACAGAGTGGCAAGCGGTAAAATATCGCAAGAGGAATATGAGTACATTACTTCACAAAAAGCTGTATAGTCGGCATGTTTCGACATAATAAAACACTTTAAAGTGCTACAGTAACGATGTTCTCAAACAAGAGAACTCTTCAAGTTTCGGTAGGGCGGTGGAAAAATCTGCCGTCCTAATATTGATGTTTAAGAACAAATGTTCTGTAATTGATGTATCGGAGGTGGCATTGTATGGAATATAAGGAAGAAATAATTAAAATGATTGAGGGCTTGGAAGATAAAGACCTGTTATTGTACTTGTATGTATTTATTAAAAGAAAAATAGAGGCAGAGTAAAAACTCTGCCTTGTGGTTATATTTTCTTTTCCCAAACGTTACCACACTTTGAACACACAAACTTTGTTTTGCCATTTTTGCCTTTAATTCCGGTAGCAGCACCGACAACGGCACCGACAGGCCCGAAGAAACCACCTACTGTGTTGCCAACAAGTGCTTTACCGAATGAGAATTTTTTCTTGGTATCAACAGGTATGCCAACACCATCACAACCCCATTTAGGACATTTAACAGTTTTACTCATTAAAATACCACCTTTCTTATTAATTTAATTTATTTTGAGTATTTTTCATACATTACATCTATTAAATTCATAATACTTTCTTGCTCTTTATCCGACAATTTAGATAACTTAAATACATAATCTTTGAGCTCACTGTCTATATTTGAAAGGTCATAATCTGTATTTGATTGTTCAAATATAGGGTTACTTTCTTCACCTGTAACTAGATATGATAAGGTAGTTCCTAAAAAATCGGCAATTTTCTGCATATTTTTAGTTTTTGGCTCGCTTTTTCCTCTTTTCCAATCAGATAGAGTCATGTTTGAAATGCCTGTAGCTCTTGAAACATCGGCATTTTTCAAGCCTTTTTCGTCTAGTAATTTCTGATAGTATTCGTACATAAAAAAATCCCTCATAAATTATTATGGAAAACTTTAAAATAATGCTTGACAATTAAAGAAAACCATAATATACTAGACCTAGATTAAGGGAATCCTTAAAACCTAGGTTTTAATTTTGTTATTTTGTTGTCTTGGTAAGTTTCATTATAACGGAATTCCTTAATAAAATCAATATATTTTTAAGGAAAGGAGCGCAAAAAATGAATAATTCTAAGAAATATGCTCAATCATATTCAAGATTTGAGCAAATTTTGAAGAAAAAGGGTATCACATCATACCGGGTAGCAACAGACTTGAACTTTTCACCTATGTTACTTTCAGACTGGAAGAGAGATAAAAGCAAGCCTAAGTTAGACACAATGATTAAAATTGCAAGCTATCTTGATGAGCCGGTTGAAAGTTTCGTGGATTAGAAAGAAAGGAGATGAAGAGGTGGATACAAACGACATTCATAAAACTTGTGAAGAGATAATGGGAAATTGCAAAAAGGCAAACATCATGTCAAACATAGCGATTGTCTGTGGAATTCTTTCAATATTAATCAATGTCCTAACTGGGATAGATAAGATAGAAAGCTTTGCACAGTCTTTATTATCTTATCTGCATTAATAAAAACAGAAAGAATTAAAGATAATACTGAAACTATCGTAGATATGTTTGCCCGTACCGCAGAAGTGACAGATGCTTTACTAGCTTTTTGAGATTCTTTAATAGCTAGTTCAGCTTGCGTTTTAGAACTTTCAGCAATCTCTTTTGCGGAATCAGCTTGAGATTTAGCGGATTGAGCCATATCGTGAAGTTCCTTGCTTGTCTTTTCGAGATAAGCAGACTGACTTTCTAAAAGCTCGTATGGAGATTTGTCTTTTTCATATGTAGGTGATTCAATTTTAGGAATTTTGTGTTGCGGAAATAATTTATCCATATTTGGGTAATTTGGCTTGTATTGCATAGTGACCTCCAATATTTTTTATACCATATACATTTTGAAGTCTTTCAACGCATTGGTACTACACAATGCTTCTTTAAATGTTCCGTCACTTATGCAGTTTAAGTTCAGCAGTCTAATTGCCATTAGCTGACGGATTGAGAGGAGTATCTAGCGTAGCACGGCATATTATCGGACATGCCAACCATGATTTTTTATCGAGCTTTACTGCCCAAAATGCGCTACACCGATTGCTACATTTTAAATGCGACCTCGCAAATATGGAACAGGCAAAATCAAAATTGCTTTCAAGGTTTTTCCTCCTAGCGTATTTTGCCTAATATGGCACTTTTTATAGTAACGGATTTCCTAACTATTGTCAAGAAAGGAGATGGGAAATTGAATAAGAAAAAACGACAGGCAAGTTTTAAAAAACTCGATACGCTCATAAGAGCTAGAAACGTTTCGTTTTACAAACTGTCAGAAGAGCTTGGAATGGCACGAAGTACTTTTTCAGATTGGAAGTCGGGAAAATCAATGCCAAAAACAGACAAGCTAATTAAGATTGCTAATTATTTTGGAGTAGAAGTTTCTTATTTTATCGAGTAGAGAGAAAGGAGTAGAAATGTCGAAAATCGAAATCAGACAGGTTGAGGGCGAAAAGATTTTTACAGAAATCTGCATTGATGGTCACAAAATAGACGGAGTGAGAAGCTATGAATTGAAACAAGACAGAGCCGGATTTCCCGTACTAACAATTGACTTGAATGTGTTTGATATTGCCACAGACTTGCGAACACTACAGTTAAATCAAAAATATGTGGGCGGTATCGAGAGCATCAAATTTAAAGATGGCTATGAGGTTCATTTTGGCTCTCGTGTTTCATCAGATAGGGAGATTATACCATAGAAAGGAAGTGAATTGAATGAGCAAAGAGAGATACACAATAACAGACAAGGACGGAAAAAGTGTAATTGCTGAAAAAGAGGATTCTCGATATATCAGCATTGATGAATTCGCACAGCATATCGCCATGGATATTGTTGATGATTACAGAGAAATCAAAAGTGGCGATAAGCACCCGGAAGAAACCGACATTGAACTGTCGATTAAAGTACTTACCGCCATTTCCCCAGTGATTAAAGCTTTTAGAAGTAATTTAGGGTACGGAATGGATTGTTAGCTGGTTCGACTTTTGCTAATTGTGGTTTTTCATTAGGCAATGTTTTGATAATTTCATCACAGTATTGGTCGTACAGTTTTTTGAAATCACTATATGAGCCGTTAAAACCACAAATTTTAGCAGTAGCATAAGCTGACACACATTGTTCAGTAGCCATATTTACACCTCTTTTCTTATTTAGAATAAGAGGATTATAACACAGAAAGGAGAAAACATGAACGATTTACAAATTTTCAACAATGAAGAGTTCGGAGAAGTCCGAATGATAGAAATTGACGGAAAGCCATATTTCGTAGCAACAGATGTGGCAACCGCACTTGGGTATGCGTCACCGAGAGATGCAGTTTCTAGGCATTGCAAGGGAGTCGTGAAACGCGACACCCCTACATCTAGTGGAGTGCAATCTATGTCATACATAAATGAGGGAGATTTATACCGACTTATTATAAAATCAAAATTGCCTAGCGCAGAGAAATTTGAGCGGTGGGTAATGGATGAAGTGCTTCCGTCAATCAGAAAAACAGGCAGTTATGGTATGCCAAAGACAACAGGCGGACAGATACAGCTTTTGGCACAGGGCTATACGGAGCTTGAGCAGAAAGTAAACGACATCAAAGATGATGTGAGCGAGCTTAAGGAAAATGTACCGCTTTACAGTTGCGATATTGACGAGATACAACAGCACGTTAAGCGCAGAGTTGTAAATATCCTTGGTGGCAAGCAGAGCGAAGCATACAGGGATAACAGTATCAGGCATAAGACATTTTCTGATATATGGACGCAGTTAAAGCGTGAGTATGGTTGCGTATCTACTTATAAGAGTATCAAGAGGAAGTACATAGACGATGTGCATGAGTTTATTGATTGCTATGTCGTGCCTAAGTACCTTGACGAGCTTATCCATGATGCGAATGCACAGCAGAGTTTTGCATAGCGAGGTGATTGTATGAGAAAAAGAACTTTAAAGGAGAAATTCTATACAGGCTGTGGCTATTCGATTTTCGGAGCATTAGCATTTGCATTTTTCCTTGGATTATCGGTGGCATACGGAATTAAGACAGCGAGTATTATCGTTGGAGCAATCGTAACAGTATTTTGGCTGATACTGATTGCAATATGTCTCATAGAGGAGGGCGAACCGCATGAGAAAAAGAAAGCTGATGTTGATGTTATTAATTTCAATAATTGGAACTATGACCTTAAAGCCAATAGCAACGAAAGCAAATAGCAAAATTGAGCTGACAGCCGGTGTTACTTCCTATTTAAATAGCGTAATGCTAGGAAAAATTGAGCCGACAGTAGTTCAGAATGAGCCAGTTGTAGTTGAGCAGACATATGAAGAGCCGACAGTTCCAACTTGCCGTAAGAAATACAGTTGTAGCCGGTTTAAGAAACTAGGGCGAGTCAGATATGGCGATTACACTTATACGTGGTATTCACAGAGAGTGTTACCTGGAGGCGGTTTAAATATTCCGGGCAGACATCTAAACGAATATGGACTTGTAGTTGATAAAAACGAATATGTGGTAATTGCAAGTGATGATTTGCCACACGGAACTGTAGTTAATACTCCTGTTGGCATACAAGGAATTGTATATGACGAAGGGAGCGGAAATGGAAACCTTGACATCTACTGCGATTGGTAGCCAATTGAAGCGTCAGAGTGCTAACGATTACCTACAAGAACTATATCGAGCTAAACGGCACAAAGACAAATCATTTGACTTTCAAGCGTTACTAGATAAAGAAATGGAGAAACTGAATGAGCGACAATGTAAGACGAATTAAGCTGGGCGATACGAGATACAAGCTCAAACCACTGACTAGAGAGCAGAAGCTATTGCTCGACAAGGCTCATTACGTGGCAAGTGAGTGGCTTTTCGTATCGGAGTCAGACTCGTATCTAAGAGTAGTTAAAAAATCAAGCCTACACGGAAATTTGATTCTAAAAACCATAAACAAATAGAAAGAGAGGAAATGCAATGAGAATTGTACATATTTTTGCACAGAATTTTTGTAAATTCTACGGCAAAAACACATTAGACACAGATTTTTCAATGAAAACTGTATTGTCCGGTCAGAATGAAGTCGGCAAATCGACAGTTAAGAGAATTATTCTTGATGTGCTGAATTGTCACGATGAGAATGACAGAGAGATTACAGGCATAAGACCACATGATGAAAACGGAGCTGAGATTGACGATGTTGACATTGTGAGAGCTGTTACCTTTGAGATTGACGGAAAAGTAAAGACTCTGAAAAAGGTTACAAGACAGAAACGCAACAAAAATGGCGAAATTACAGGCAGTGTTACTGATTACTCAATCAATGACGTGCCATACAAAATGGCTGACTATAATCAGTACATCAATGACAACATGGCAGAACTTGGAGTATTACCATTTTGCTTAAATGCCATGACATTGCTCAACAAGTCACAGGCAGAGCAGAGATTAGCACTTGCAAGCTATTTTGGAACACGTACCGATGAAGAAATCTGCGACATGTTTCCGCAGTTTGCCGAGCTTAAGCCGATGTTTGACGATGGGGACGTAGACCAACTCAAAAAAGTATACCGTGGCAAGCTAAATGGCACAGGCGGTAGGAATGGCTCAAAAGGACTTGTCAAGGAAAGAGACGAAATCTCAACAAGGATTGATACAATTCATTCTACCAATGAGTATACAGACCTTGCAGAGCTTGAATTACAAAAGAAAACCTATGAGCCACAGCTTAAGGAAATTGAAGATAAGCTGTCCGACTACAACAAGATTTTAGAGGATAAGCAGAAAGCTACAGAGGACATTATGAACCTTAAATTTGAGCTTTCAGATATGGAGAGAAAAGCCAATGCTGATAATCAGAAAAAGCGCATGGAGCTACAGCTACAGATTGATGATTTTAATGCTTCAATTCACAAAACAGAGTCAATGATAAGAACCGGAAAGGCTAGCATCAAAACCTCTGAAAGAGAGATTGGAGATTGCGCAATAGACTTAGCAAAGGTACGTGCTGACTGGAAAAAAGCAAAGGCACTTTCCTTTGATGAAAGCAGTGTTAATTGTCCGATGTGCGGTCAGAGATTGCCGGAAGATACAATAGAGAGTTTGAGAACTGATTTTAGTGATAAAAAATTGAAGAAGCTTAAAGAGCTTGAGGATAAGGGCAATTCATTATCAAGTGTCAGCAAGGAACTCAAACAGGCTATTGAGGACAAGAAGAAAGAAATAGCTGACCTTGAAGAAGAACTTAAGGAGCTGACAGAAAAGCGTGATACTGTTGCTAACAAGTTTGAACGTGATAACATCGCTAAAGAGCTTGGAATGGTACCTACTGATGTTGATATGACAGACAACAGTGAATATCAGGCACTTAAAGCTAAAATTGAAGAAAAAGAGAAAGCCCTTGTAGATGAAAACGATACATCGGAACTTATCAGAAAGCTCAAAAACGAGCGAAACGAACTGTTGAGACAAGTCTCATCAGTTGACACAAAGATTGAGCTTGGAGTGGCGAATAACAAGCGTATAGACGATAGCATAGCTGACCTTGAAGCAAAGAGAACCGACCTCAATCAGGAGATTGCCGATTGGGAGAGAAAACTTGATTTGCTGAAAGAGTTTACTCGCAAGAAGAATGAGCTTTTACAGGCTGATGTAAATAAGTATCTGAATTTTGCCACAGCAAAGCTTTTCAGACCGCTCTTAAATGGTGATACCGAGGAGTGCTGCGACTTTGTTTACAATGGCGAAGCGTATGCGAGAAATCTCAATCATGGTGCAAGAATGTTGACAGAAGTTGACATATGCCGAGCTTTTCAGAAAGTGGTGAACGTTAATTTTCCAATTATTATTGATGATACAGAGAGCGTCGATGATTGGAGAATACCACAGATTGATAACCAGTTAATCTTGTTGAAGCATACACAGGACAAAGAGCTTGTGATTGAAAATATGGAGGTATAGAGATGATTAAAGCAAAAGACGGAGAAGTTACATTTAGAGGTACAAGAAGCAATATTATGGCAGAGGCAGTTACTGTTTTACGTGCGCTTAAAGAGGAACTTTCAGAGGAAGAGTACAAAATGGTAATTAGACTTGCTGATAAAAGCGAGGAACAGGTGAAAGACGAAGCCGAGAGAGCAAGAGAAAAGCTCAAAAAGTTACTTGGATTATAGGAGGTTCAACATGAGTATTAAGAAGAGAAATTATTATATGGGCGGTAAGAAACATACTGTAGAGCTTAAGTATGACGGATATATGTATACAGTCATATCTGACGGAGTTTTATTTAAGCAGACACCTAATGAACTGTTTGCGGTTCAGGCATTTAATGAGATTTAGGAGGATTAATTATGGCAGAGAATACACAGATAGTTGAGTATGAATCAAATGGGGAAATGGTAAAAATTTCCCCAACAATGATAAAAAGATACCTTGTAAGTGGCGGTGGTAATGTATCTGACGGAGAAGTAATGATGTTTATGTCATTATGCAGGTACCAGCACTTAAATCCGTTTTTGAGAGAAGCATACCTTATTAAGTATGGAAGCAACGACCCAGCCACAATAGTTACTGGAAAAGACGTTTTTACAAAGAGAGCCAATGCAGACCCACGATATAAGGGAAAGAAAGCAGGAATTATTGTAATTAAAAAGGACGGAGCCGTTGAACAGCGAGAGGGAACAATGGTTTTACCTAACGAAACTATCGTAGGTGGCTGGGCAAAAATCTTTATAGATGGAAAAGAGGACGAGTATCAGTCGGTAGGTTTTGATGAGTATGCAGGAAGAAAAAAAGATGGTTCGCTTAACAGCCAATGGGCGAAAAAGCCAGCCACAATGATTAGAAAAGTAGCTGTTGTGCAGGCCTTAAGAGAAGCATTTCCAGATAGATTTCAAGGTTTATATGCACAAGAGGAATTTCAAAATGTATCAGATGTAAAACTTGATACAGAAAAGGTTGTTGCTGATGAAATCAAAGAAAACGCAAACACAGTAGATTTTGACGAGGACGACATAATTGATGTAGAGCCGACCGACACAGCCGACAAGCAGTCAGAGGAGCTGCCGCCGTTCATGCAGAGTGAGGAGGACTGATATGAGAGTAATTTCACAGCATGGCAATGTTGATTTGCCTTATGAGCAGATAGTTGTGTGCCACGCAATGGAGAGCGTTATAGCACTATACAATGGAGAGAAATACGTGTTAGGTGAGTACTCTTCCAAAGAGAAAGCGTATAAGGCTATGGAAATGCTTAGAAAAGCATGGATAAATGGAACCATAGAATTTACGCATGGAATTTACCATAGAAATATTATTTTCCAGTTTCCACAGGATGATGAAATCGAGGTGGGAGTATGCTAATCAATTCAAATAAAGAAAATGTAACCGAGCACGTCAAATTCATAAGCTACACAGGTAAATATCCTAATTTATGCTGTGGAGATTTGACGCTCGAGATTGACGGAGAAAAAGTAATATTCGGTAGTATGTATTGTAGCAGAATGAGTGAGCGCAAAGGCGTATATCCTATATTTTGGGACTCCGGCGGACATATTAGAAATTATAAAGCCTATACAGGAGAATGGCAAATAGATGTGGACAAAATACCGGAAAAATACCGCAAGTATGCAAGCGAAATAGACGAGGTATTCAATGCCAATGTGCCTTATGGTTGTTGCGGAGGTTGCGAATGAAACTTAAATGTATAGCCACAGGAAGTACAGGTAATACATATGCTCTAATTAGTGGCACAGGAGAAATCCTATTACTTGATTTGGGTGTGTCAGAAAAGACTATTAAAAAGGGTATTGATTGGAAAATATCAAATGTTGTTGGAGCTGTAATTTCGCACGGGCACAAAGACCATTCATTATCGGTTGAAGATTTTAAGTTAATGGGAATACCTGTATTCACACCATATACAAATCCTGACAAGTATCGTGATGCAATGAAATATGGTGGATTTATGATACAGGCATTTGCACTAACAACGATAGATAATCATTGGACACACACTAACGCAGACGGAACAGAATGCCCTTGTTACGGATTTTTGATAGCACATAAGGAAATGGGTAAGTTACTTTACATAACCGACACAAATTTAGTCAAGTGGAAGTTTAGAGATATAAACCACATTCTCTTAGGTGTGAACTATGACAAGGATTTAGTTGACACCGACAATCCGAAAGCCAATCACGTTTTCAGAGGTCACTTATCCATTGATACAGCTTGCGATTTTGTCAAGGCTAACGATTCAGACAGCTTGCAGAATGTAATAATGTGCCATCTGTCAAGTGAAAATTCTGATAGTGATAGTTTTATCGAGAAGATGAAAAAAGTTGCTTGTGGGGCGAATGTGGATGTTGCAGAACGTGGCAAGGAATGGGTTTTAAGGAAAGGAGATGAGCCACCATTTTGAGAATTGAAAAGTTAATTAATTTTTTGAAGGAAAAATTTGAAGATGGAATACAGATGTTTGATACACCATCTATAATGGGCGATTTCAGAGTACCTATTTATGGCGAAGATAAAATCACTGTATTATGGGTTCCGCATTACGAGTACATAGAGATATATGGCATTTCTGACGAAGAGTTTGAAAGAGTTATGAAAGAGGCAAAAGGTTATTAGTGAGTGTCCTTTTTAGAAATTAAGCAGAGAGTGAGGAAAAATAGATGAAGAAATCAACAGCAGAAACAATAGCATATGCAATTAAAAAAGAGTGCCAAAGAATATCCTTGTACGATTGGTGCGACAGTTGGGATATTACAATAGATGAATTTGATGAATTTTTAGCACTCGCAGTAGATAATGCAGAAGTAGAAGAAAGTGAGGAAAAATAATGAACATTGTAACACTTTTAGGACGATTAACTAGAGACCCTGAGATTAGATATTCACAGGGTGAAAATGCAATGGCAATAGCAAGATTTACACTTGCCGTTGACAAGAACTTTAAGAAGAAAGACGATAAGGCAAATTTCATTAACTGCGTGGCTTTTGGCAAGATTGCTGAAACAGTAGAAAAGCACGTATTTAAGGGCTCAAAGATAGCAGTTATCGGTGAGTGGACTACAGGTAGTTACAAGAATAAAGACGGAAACACAGTCTACACTAACGATTGCAACATATCTAAGTTGGAATTTTGTGACAGTAAAAATTCGAGTGGCAGCAGTGCAGAACCACAGCCGAAGCCCGATGATAACTTCATGTCAATCCCTGATGGTATTGACGAGGAATTACCATTTAACTAAGAGTCGGTTGATTACAGGGCAGTCAATAACGGCTGTCCTAGAAAGGAAAAATAATGGATTATACAAACGAAGTATTTGCGAACATTGCAAAGGAAATAGCTGACCGGGGAGAACATGTAATTACAAGAGCTTTTACATCGCAGATTGCAGAATTATTACAGAAAAATGGCATTATACCGATATGCAGCGAAAGATACATAAACCTTAATCCTGATGTGCCAAATTACAGTTTTGTCAGAAGAGTCGCTGTTTCGTTTGATAAGCTTGATTGCACCAAGCATGACCGAAAAGTGAGAGAAGAAGCATACAGAGATTTTATCAAGGAATTTGAGAGCAGAGTTAATTCAAAAGATATATCTGAAAAGCTCTTTGAAACTGAATGTATATTATTGGAGCGTGATAAGAATGGGACTGATTGATACAGACACACTAAAGAAAGATTTAAAATCGGTTACTTTAAGTAACGGAACTTTGCTCAATACAAATACAGTATTGCTATTACTGGATAAATATCCAACCGCCTATGATGTGGATAAGGTTGTGGAACAGTTAGGGGAAAGAAGCATGCTGTCAAGACCTATGGGAATGGTACCATTGAAAGAAGCCGTTGAGATTGTAAAGGCAGGTGGTAATTCTTGAGTCATCAAAACATAGCAAGAGCCAAGGCAATAGAACAGGAAAATAAAAAGCGACTATTGAAACTGAATCCAAAACTGAATGACAAAAGTGGAATATACTTCCTACTCCGAGAGGATGAAAACGGCTTTAAGTTTGCTTATGTCGGACAGGCAGTACATATCTTACAGAGATTAGCAAGCCACCTTGTAGGTTATGAACAGCACATAGATTTGAGCATACGCAAACATAAGCTATATTCAGAGGATAATCCGTATGGCTGGCGAGTAGAATTTCTGAATTTCCCCGAAAGTCAGCTTGACGAAAAGGAGAAGTATTACATCAAGCTATATGCTGATAAGGGATATCAGCTTAGGAATGTCAGTTTAGGCGGTCAAGGAGAAAATCGAGCTAGTGGTTCAATAGGTGAGAGAAAAGCACCTAAAGGCTATATGCAAGGCATACAGCAAGGCAAAAAGGTGTTAGCAAGGGAATTATCCTCTATCGCAGAAAAGCACCTTATAATCCGCTTAAAGCCAGAAAAAGAGCATAACAAAGTATCACAGAAACAGTATGAGAAGTTTATGGATTTAATCAATATTGGGAATTGCGAGGTAAATAATAATGATGATTAAAAAAAGAGTTTTGGACGAGTATTCGTCTTGCAGTGCGCAACATGACGAGTACATAACTAGGTGTTATTGCTCCAACTGCAATGAATATTTAGGTGCAACGGATAGTACATATTTGAAAAGCAATAATACTTTAAGCGAGGATATGAGATTTTGTCCTTATTGTGGAAAACATGTTTAATTTTTATTGAAAGCGGTGAGAACAATGAGCAGTAAGTTACACAAAATTCCGCATTTTAACACTTACGATGATATAAGAGTTGAAATGCAAAACGATTTACAGTACAGGCTTGCGAATAGAACGGATGAAACATCTCTTGGTAGGTCTTTATATTATCGAATAAATGTACAGTTGATATTAACACAGGAATGTCCTTATAACTGTCCGTTCTGCTTAGAGAGGAAGAACCCTATGCAAGGCGATAATAATTTTAAGGCACAGATTGAGTCGTTAAAAAAGATATTGTCGGAACATCCCTATGCAAGGCTCACAATTACAGGCGGAGAGCCGGGGCTATATCCTAACCATGTTTCAGAACTTATTGATACATACAAAAAGCATAGTAATAATGTGTTTTGTTCAATCAATACTACTGGATATTCAAAGAAACTTAACGGATTAGCACATATCAACCTATCTTATAACGATTATGTGCATAAAAGCCCTAGTGATTTCCCTAATTGCACAGTCCAAACAGTAGTTGAAAATCCAACGATTGAGTATATTAAAGATTTTATGAAAATGGAAGCTGATAATTTTTCGTTCAGATTTTTAAGTGGGCTTGAAAAGAAAGATTATCCTGTAAAAATATGGAATGATTTACAGAATGATGATGATATTGATATTCATACCTTTAGGATTGGTGATTTCTTTGTATATGGAACATTTGACTATATGGGAAAACATGCAAGATTGACATTAGGAGATATGTGGCAGCAGAGAAACAATGATTATAAAGATGGATACTCAAATATTATTATTCATCCCGACGGAACTATTGGGACTAATTGGAGATAAAATAGGAGATTAAAAATGGCAGAACGAAGGATGTTCACTAAAAAAGTCACTGATGATGATAATTTCATGGCTTTATCATCAAGTGCACAGGCCTTATATTTGCATTTATCTATGTCTGCCGATGATGACGGATTTTGCAATCAGGTATCAGTTTCCATGTTCAAAGCTCACGCAAGTGTGGCTGATTTACAACAGCTATTGGAAAAAAGATACATTTATCAGTTTGATAATGGTGTGATTGTAATTAAGCATTGGCGCATGGCAAACGCTTTGAGAAAAGACCGGTATACACCAACGAATTTTAAGGAAGAATTGGCAAAATTAAAGATAAAATCCAATGGTGCATACACATTTTCCGATGATGGTTGCCGTGTGGTTGCCAATGGGTTGCCAGATGGTTGCCAAGTGGTTGCCACTTGTCTGCCACAGGATAGTATAGGTAAGGTAAGTATAGATAAGAATAGTATAGTTAAGGATAGTAAAGATAAGGATATAAAAGAAAAAGATATTGATAAATCAATATCTAAAAAGAAAACCGTCTACTACCCTGATGATGAAATGCTAGAGAGCGCTTTTCAGGAATATCTGACAATGCGAAAAAAAATCAAAAAGCCAATATGCACCGACATGGCATTACACCGAGCTATGAACACTATCGAGAGACTTTCAAAGGGTGATAATGATTTGGCTGTTAAAATCCTTAATCAGTCAGTAGACCATTGTTGGCAAGGGCTGTTTGCACTAAAAGACAATGAGCCACATTCAGCTAACAAAGGCACCATTGATTGGGACAATGTGTAAAGGAGTGATAATAAATGACAATAACTTGTAATAAATGTGGAATTGTGAATGGGTTTATCGAGGAAAAAGGTACACAAGTAGGCTTGTATTGCAATAAGTGCGGTAAATGGATAAAGTGGCTGACCAAAGATGAGGCAAGGCTGTTTAAGCACAATGAAACACAGATACTGAACGAAAACAGGCAAGCCGGATATAACCACGGATATACAGTTGGCTACAATGAAGCTGTTGACGATGTTGTGAATTTATTTAAATCAAAGACAACAATGGAGAACAATCTTATCGAGGAAATTGCGGAGCTTCTAAAGGTGGGTGGCGATTCTTGACAAGAAATGAGACAGTTAAAATCATTCGCATAATGTGTGATTGCTACCCCAATTATAAGCCGAGCAATTTATCAGAAACAGTAGATGTGTGGAATATGATGTTGGAAGAATACAGTTACAGCCAGATTTCTACGGCATTAAAAACTTACGTGCATTCCGATACAAGCGGATTTGCACCGAGCATCGGACAGTTAATTAACAAACTGCATGAGGTTCAATCCCCACAGGAACTTAACGAAATGGAAGCATGGATGCTTGTTAGTAAGGCACTACGAAATGGCTATTATGGTGCAGTTGAAGAATTTAACAAGTTACCACCACTCGTACAAAAAGCTGTCGGAAGCCCTGATAATCTTAGGAATTGGGCGCTGACGGACATAAACAGCATTGAAAACGTAGTCCAGTCAAATTTTATGAGAACCTACAGGACAGTCGTTAATCGAGCAAAGGAATATCAAAAAATGCCAAAGGATATAAAGGCATTGATTGAAAGTGCCAATAAAAGCTCGTATTCGGCTCAAATCGGCTCTAAAAATCAACAGACGATAAAATTATCGCTTGAAGATAATAAAAGCCAAAATAAGCCAATTAAAGGCATTCCAATGCCAAAAGAAATTAAGGAACGCATCGAGCAGATGAAAAGATAGGAGGTAAAGAGGTTTGTGCGCACAATTAAAGCTGGCTTTACTCCTAGTGAAAAATGATAAAAGACAAGTATTCAAGGCAGAGATATGAAGAACGAAAAGCCAGTAACCTTTGCGTGCTTTGCGGAAAACCACTTGATAGAGAAGGTGTGGTTTGTACGGCATGTAACAGCAAACGTACAGCATATGGCCGAGAACTTTATAAAAAATTACAGGCGGTTGGGGTCTGCCCTAGGTGTGGCAAGAACTTGCTATATGGTGACGAAAAAAGTTGTGTTGAGTGTAGGGCAAAATCAGCCGAAGCTATGTCGAAGATACGCACTGCTGATGTAAAAAAATACAACGAGCGACAAAAAGTATGGCGAAAAGCACGATACGAAAAAGACAAGGCAAATGGCATATGTACACGATGTCGTAAAAGGAAAGCAGACCCGGGACATACCACTTGCACATTTTGCCGGGAAACAATGAGAAGAGCACGCGTTAAAATGCCTGAAAGAACCGGCAGATATGAACAAGGACTATGTTTTTTCTGTGATAATCCGGTAAAACCCGGATATAAGGTTTGTGAAAAGCACTATCAGCAGAACGTTAAGAATGCGACTTGCGAAAAGGCAAACTTGGCACGACAGAAGATAAAAGAAAGGAGTCCACAATGGACGCCTTGAAAGATTTTTACGAGTTTTACCGGCCACTGCAAAGGAAATATGACTTGCAAATGATTTACAAAACCAATAGCAAGGAAGCAAAAATAACCATCCGGTGGCGTGGTAAAGAGATTGTAAAAGTCACAGAAGAAACTACCGAAGCCTGTTTTATCAGGACAAAACGAGAACTTGAAGAAAGAATGAAAAAATATGAGCAACAAACTGAAACCAAAGAAAAAGCACAAAGAGCCGGATTTTACATGGACAAAATCAGAGAGAGTTACGCTGAAAAACAGCAATAACCGTAGAAAGCTCGTAAGGCGGTCTTTCACAGACTTTATGGATTTAGGCTACTATGTACTGTATTTACATCATGGATTTGGTAATAAGCGCATTGTAAGGCTTGAAAGAACCATAAATGAGTACCTTGAAAGGGCACAGACCGAAAATGAAATGAAAACTGAAACACTTGCTGAACTTTTGAAAGTTAGATACGGCATTGATGTGCAGAAAGAGATTAATTTAATCCCAATGCAACAGTTGATTAGGATTTACCAAAGGAATAATCCACTTACGATAAACGACACGAGACAGCTTTTAAATGACACGGCATACAGCTACATAGTTTTAGCATGTACGGCACTTAAATTGATGTTTAAATTGTCAGTTAGAGAAATCAAAGAGTTTATCGCAGAATTTAGGGACTTAATCGACACGTTGTATAAATTTAATCAATTCGGTCTGACATTACCAAAGGTGGCGCAATGCCTTGCTGATGGAGTTAATTACGTTGATGAAAGGTACATAAAGGTGATTGATTAATGACTTACGCATGGGATAACGACAGTACTCAAAATGCTCACATAAAGCAGATGAGGGACGATAGGCAGAAAGCCTACACGGAAAAACACAGAGACAATAAGGCATATGAGAGATTCAAGCACATGCCGGATTATATGGGAAAGGAGTATCAGACAATGACAAATAGAGAGAAATTCGCAGAAAAGATTTTAGATATTGCTTGCAGTGGTGGCAGATTAGCAGTTAACAAAGCAACATTAGAGCCGATAGCGTGCAACAGCTTAGAGTGCAGAGATTGTTTATTCTATACTGAATGTTGCAAAGGTGCAAGAAAAAAATGGGCGAATAGTGAATATGTTGAACCACCTATTGACTGGTCAAAAGTTGCAGTTGATACACCAATACTGGTAAGAGATAATATTTTTTCCAAGTGGGTTAAAAGATATTTTGCGAAATATGAGAATGGGATAGTTTATGCTTGGAGCAATGGAACAACATCGTGGAGTGGCGATAGGTGCACACCATGGAAACTGGCTAAACTTCCGGATAAGGAGCAGTAATGGAGAGATTAACGAATAGAAACTATGGAGAAATTTCTCGCACAGGAAGAATAATTCCATATAGCACGCATTGCATTGGGTGCATTACCAAGGACTGCGATTGCGGAATTGTTGAAGATATGGTTAAAAAACTTGTCAATTATGAGAACTTAGAGGAACAAGATAGACTTGTTAAATTACCTTGCAAAGATGTGTATTTCATTATTGATATAAACAATCCTAAGTATGCAATGGTTATGAAAAGACCTATAAGAGAGCTTGCGATATACGAGATTGAGGATATTGATAAGGAAAATTGCAAGTATTTTTCCACAAAAGAAAAAGCCAAAGCAAAACTGAAAGAATTGAGAGGTGGAGAAAATGGAAGATAGATATTTATCCAAGGCAAAGAAGATTAGTGACGGAGAATGGGTTGTTGGCTACATTATAAGATATGGACATACAGGAAAAGAAAAATACTATATAGTTCCAAGTTATGCATCTGATTTATATGCTATTGAAATAGACACATCCACAATCTGCCGATGCATAGGTTCGCAAGACAAGAATGGCAAGCTAATTTATGAAAATGATATTGTATGGGATTCTGACGAAAGAGCTTTTTACGAGATTATCTGGAAGCAAGAGGATATGTGTTGGAATGTTGAAGATGCAGACGGTCGCAAATCTGAGTTTGAAGAATGCTATGGAAGCACAATTGAAGTTAATGGTAACAGATTTGACAATTCGGAGCTATTGGAAAGTGAGGGATAATATGACAGCGAAAAAGGCAATTGAATTTTTGCGAATGCATTTTGAGTATCTAAAAGAAAGATGGAAGCCATACCCTGATTACAACGTTTTAGAAGCAATTAGATTTGCAATATCAGCAATAGAAAAGCAAATCCCAAAGAAACCTATCATGAAGCAGTATTTTGAAAATTTGGAAGAGCAGTACTTGTGCTGTCCGAAATGTGGAGAAATTTTGACAGACAGAATACCGGCTGATAATAAGACTTTCTACTTTCATTGCATGAATTGTGGTCAAAAATTCGATTGGGGTGATACAGAATGACCGGCATAACAACAGTAGTATACACTGTACTCATAGTATTCGACATAATCGGTCTGACAGAGGTAGCACTTGCATGGTACGACATTCACGGACGAGATAAGACCGATGATGATATACAAGAGCAGTGGTGTAGCGAAAATATTAAACATTAATTAATTTATCAGAAAGGAAGAGGTTGTCGCGACATAAAACCGAGGTTTCCTTTTGGTAAGAGAAAATGAATTTTGACAATTACTCTTGTGATAATCAAATGTCTTTATTTGACTTCACAAGAGAACCAATTAGCATAACAAAGCCTATCCGCTTGATAGAATTATTTGCCGGCTACGGCAGTCAGGCAATGGCATTAAAGAGAATAGGTGCTAAGTTTGAACATTACAGAGTTGTGGAGTTTGATAAGTATGCCATAGCAAGCTATAACGCAGTGCATGGCACAGATTTTCCTACAATGGATATAACTAAGGTTCATGCAGAAGATTTGAATATTTGCGACACAAATGCATTCACTTACTTACTTACTTACTCATTCCCTTGTACGGATTTATCAGTTGCTGGGAAGCAAGCTGGAATGTCTAAGGGAAGTGGTACAAGAAGCGGTCTGTTGTGGGAAGTTGAGAGGATTTTAACAGAAATCAGAAATAGCAACGGAGAATTGCCACAGATTTTATTCATGGAGAACGTGCCACAAGTACATAGTCAGGATAATATGCCTGACTTTAGAAAGTGGCTAGACTTCCTTGAAAGCCTAGGCTACACAAATTACTATCAAGATTTAAATGCTAAAAATTATGGTGTAGCGCAAAATCGTGAAAGATGTTTTATGTTTTCATTCCTGGGTGAGTACAATTACCATTTTCCACAGCCTATACCACTCAAAAAGAAGTTGAAAGACTATCTTGAGGATAATGTAGATGAAAAGTATTACATCAACAATGAAAAGGCTGACAAGCTGATAAAACAGCTTATTGACAATGGCACATTACCACAACACAATTTTGACAGACAGACAGACAGACAGACAGACAGGCAGACAGACTTGCGTTGACGGAACAATCAATAAGCCGCAGCAAAGAGAAGTTGCAAACTGTATCAAGGCAAGATATGACTGCGGAATATCAAACTTGCGGTCAGATGGAAACCTTGTTGTTAAAAGGAATGGTGGATAAAAACATAGAGCCTACGGCATCCGTGATTGATGTTTCCGCAGCGATTATGTCAAGAGATTACAAAGGACCAAATAACTACGGAATGAATGGAGTGATTGAATGGAAGTGATACAGATAGGCAACATAGCCGAGGAAAAGAATTTCAGAAATCCTCAAACCGGCAGAATTTATGATGTAAGGGGGTGTAGTCCAACATTGAGTACAATGCAAGGTGGTAATCAAGAGCCGAAAATTCTTGAAAGTCAGATAGTTGCTATGCGTGGCAGAAATCCTGATAATCCGTCAGATAGAACTGCGGGAAACCCAACAGAGCAGAGATTAGAAGTAAATATGCAAGGCGTAAGCAATTGCTTAACGAGTGTGCAGAAAGATAACCTTGTCATGGAAAGTCAAGTATTAACACCCAAACGCACAGAATATGGCAAACAGATACGGAAAGCATATGAAAGCGGAAAGATACAAGAGAGTAGGCACAATATGACGGAATTAGAGCCTAGACAAGACAATATATCCAACACGCTAACAACAGTGCAAAAGGATAATTTATTGCTTGAAAACAATATCCAAAAAGTCGGTCAAATATCAAGCATTGGGAGCCAATGCGGCACAGTTATCTCTGATAATGGCATATCAGCAAATCTTGTAGCTGGCACACATGGTTATGCGAATAGCCATATTACTACACAATATCGTATCAGAAAGCTAACACCGAGAGAATGTGGACGGCTGATGGGTGTATCTGATGAAGATATTGACAAAATGGCAGCAGTAAACAGCAATACACAACTATATAAGCAATTCGGCAACTCGATTGTGGTAGATGTTATGTGCGCTATGTTTAAAAATCTGAATATAAAGCAAGGAGATAGCCAATGAAACACTACAAGCCAATTAAGTGTGTAGTCTGTAGCAAGATATTTACACCGACCGCAGCCAATCAAAATACGTGTTGCGAAGCACATAGACAGCAGAGAGCTACGGAATTAAGAAAAATCAGGGAAAAGAAAAGACTCAAAAGAAAGCCTGTTAAGAAAAACAAGCTTGCGGAAATCTGCGAGATTGCTAAGAGTAAGGGCATGAGCTACGGACAATATATGGCAGAGCAGTATAAAAAGGAAGTGATGATAAGATGAACAGCAGAACTATAAGTGATATAGAACCGATTAAAAGACAATGTGTATACGAGGACAACAAGCCGTGCAACAGCTCATGCCGATACTCAAATACTTGTATACACAGTGCAAGCAAAACCGAAGAATAGGAGATAATAGGCTTATGAAGTTTTCAAAACTTACTAAGCCGGAACTTGAAGAGATTATGAAAAATGCCAATTTCACCGATGAGGAAGCGGAAGTTTTTGAGTTACTAGTTGCCAATAAGAGCCTTGAAGAAGTATCACAGAGACTATTAATTTCAAAAACAACCACTTCTCGGAGAGTGGCAGACATTAAAGAAAAGATAGAAAGGAGTCAGGCAATGATTAACAGAGTGCCAATATGGGAAAAGGTAACGCTGACGATTGATGAGGCTGCGGAATACAGTAATATCGGAGTGAACAAGCTCCGAGAAATAACAAACAACCCAAGGTGCCAATTTGTTATGTATGTCGGAAAGAGACGATTAATCAAGCGAAAAGAGTTTGAAAAGTATATCGCAGAGACGATAGAGATATAATCAAATGTGGACTTATGTAGCCTTATGTGATATTATAATAAATTGCATAAGGCTTTTTCCATAAGTGAAAGGAGCGAAAAATTTAATATGGGAAAGGACTTGAAAGGTAAAGAACTAGGCAGAGGCATTAGTCAGAGAAAAGACAAGTACTATGTCGGTAGATACACGACAAGGAACGGAAAGCGAGTGCAGAAATTATTTGCAAAACTACAAGAGTGTAAAAAGTGGCTTGCCGATGAGCAGTACACTGATGAACACAGTAACCCCGACTTTCCGTCTGACATGTTGGTTGACGCATGGTTTGAGTACTGGATAAGCGTTAAGAAGCGCACAGTAAGACCGAACACACTAAGGAACTACACCGAGAGATACAATCGCAACATAAAGCCTGTTATCGGAAATAAGATACTGCGAGAGGTTAATACGCTTCACTGCCAAAAGATAATGACTAATATGGCTGACGAGGATTACAGGACGGCAACGATATATCAGACACGCATAGCACTATACAACATGCTTGACTATGCATATCAAAGTGAAATTATCCCCAAAAATCCGTGCAACCGCATGGTAAAATCCGACATAGGCAAGGAGTCCTCAAAGAAAGAAGCACTGACGATTGAAAATCAGAAAAAATTCTGCGAAGCTATCAAAGGCACATCATATGAGTATCAATACAGATTTGCCTTGCAGACTGGGCTAAGGACAGGCGAGCTTGTGGGGCTTAAATGGGAAGATGTAGACTTTAAAGCCAAAACAATCAAAATCGTCAGGAGCTTAGAGTACAGACATTCAACAGGTGAATGGCGAGAGGGACCGCCTAAGAGCAAATCGGGATATAGGACAATTCCACTCACTGATGAAGCTGTGTCACTATTGAAATTGCAGAAAGCCAAAAATGCTTCATTCAAATTTATTGACATTCAATGGAGAGACAGAGTGTTTTTGTGTAAGACTGGAGCACCGGTAAAAAACAGCACATATGATACCGGAATTTACAAAGCGTGTGACCGGGCACACATACCGAGATTTTCAATGCACGTATTAAGACACACTTTCGCAACAAGATGTATTGAAGCCGGTATGACTCCGAAAACCTTGCAGACAATATTAGGGCACTCGAACATAGGTATCACAATGAACCTTTACGTTCACACGACAGACGAGCAAAAGAACTTAGAAATGGACAGAGTGGCAGAAGCACTCAAAGTAATATAAAATAATCAAAAATATAGTATATCCAATCAAATTGGTACAGAATTGGTACATAAATCAAAAATAGAAAGGCAAAAATCCCTTAAACAATGGGTTTTTGAATAGGTAAAATCAAAAATGAAATTAGGCATCGTTGCTACGAAGGGTATTTAACATAGTTCATTATATCCTCATAAACCGCAACATACCTCAATTTTACGATGTTTCACATGAAATCTTAATTTTATATAATTCGTTATATATTCACATAAATAAACAAAAAATGGTACACTATTGGTACATGAATGGTACATGGAAAAACCTTATGCATGACAATAATTAGAGAAGAACATGGAAATGCTCTTCTCTTTTTTTATGCCACAATTTAGGCATAAGGAGATGATGTTATGTTTGACGATGAAGTGAGAGAACAAATATTTGCTAAAAGTGAGTTACAAAAAATCGACCTGATGACATTATCTCTTGTCATTAAAGCAATCGAGGAAGTTTTAGAGGAGGTAGACAATGAACAATCCTTATCAGGCACCTATGATGAATAATCCTTATATACAATCTCAAAATCCATATATGGATAGAATGAACTTCTTACAAAATTATCAACAGAGCTTACAACAGCAGCCTATGCAGATGAATCAGCAGCCTATGCCACAGCAGATAGCAGGCATTAACGGAAGAATAGTACAGGCAGTTGAAAATATCAACGCTAACGAGGTTCCTATGGATGGCTCAATGGCATTTTTCCCGAAGCAGGATATGTCGGAGATATATGTTAAGGGTTGGAACGCTGACGGAACTATCAACACGATTGTGTATAAGCCTTATACAGCCCCTAAAGATAATCAGACAGTAAATTCTATGGTTAATACAGAAAATGCTAAATTTACCCTATCAGACGAAAGCACACAGCTATTTCTGAATAAGTTTGAAGAGTTATCGGAGAAGATAGGGCAGTTAGAGAATAGATTTGACAAATCTTTAGGAGCACAGAGAAGAGCTTCAAGAACGCAAAAGGAGAGTGAGTCTTAATGAATCCTATGCAGATGTTACAAGGCATGAGAAACCCACAGCAGTTTTTACAACAAATAGTGGGGAATAACAGTGTAATGAGCAATCCAATGGCCAGAAATGCTATGCAGATGGCTCAAAAGGGGGATTCCAAGGGCATTGAACAGATGGCTAGGAATTTGTGCAAAGAAAAGGGAATTGACGCAGATAAGGCTTTTGAGTCGTTTAAAAGCCAATTAGGAATGTGATACTAATCTTGCAAGATTATATAAAAATGAATTATGGAGGTAAATTCTATGTTTAACACAGGTAATTGTGCATCTGTTCCGCTTGTCGCAAACATTGACGGAAACGGAAATAACAACGGATGGGGCGCAGAAGGCTCATGGTTATGGTTCATTATCGTTATCTTTGCCATCTTTGGATGGGGTGGATTCGGTAACGGATTCGGAGGAAACGGAATGAATGGTGGTGTCGGAAGCGAAATTCAGCGCGGATTCGACAACCAAGCGGTTGTGTCAAAGCTTGATGGCATTTCAAATGGTCTTTGTGACGGATTCTATGCAGTACAAAACGGCATGAACGGAATCAGCACAAACATTTTACAAACAGGTTTCGGCATTCAGCAGGCTATCAACGCTGATACAGTCGCTAATATGCAGAATACAAATGCATTACAGGCACAGATCGCTAACTGCTGCTGTGAAACGAGAGAAGCTATTCAGGGCGTAAACTACAACATGGCAACTAACACTTGCGCTTTGCAGAACACCATGAACAGCAACACGAGAGACATTATCGACAGTCAGAACGCAGGAACACGCGCTATTCTTGATTATCTCTGCAATGAGAAGATTTCTAGCTTACAGGCAGAAAATAGCGACCTTCGCAGAGCGGCTTCACAGGATCGCCAGAGCGCATTGCTTACAACTCAGATGGCGGCTCAGACACAGCAGATTATCAATGCAGTAAATCCGTCTGCTATCCCGGCATATGTCGTACCTAACCCAAATGCTTATGCATATGGATGTGGATGCAACACAGGATGTGGCTGCTAAAACTAAATAATTGAGTATCTTAATTGAGTTTAACTCGATCATGTCTGCTATGCAGTATTACTTTTGAATCAAAGGGCAGACTGTAATGTTTGCCCTTATTTTTATGAAAGAGAGGTAAAAATAATGGAAGTAACAGGAATTGCATTACAAACCGTTGCTGCTGGAGAAGATGTTGCATTCACAGAAACAGCAGTAAACGGAACAAAATGTATCGTACACAGACAAGGAAGTGGAATTATCAAGTTAAGAGGTATCACAAATCAGTGCAAGGCTAGATTTT